ATGAACCACTCCATTCATTCTGCGGACCGCAGTACCCATCTGAAGATCGTGGTTGTCGCTCTGGCGGCGGGTTTGGTGGTGGCCGGGTTGGGTATCTCGGCACGCAGCAACGCGGATTACAGCCAGACGGCGCATGTCATCCGGGCCGGCAAGCCGATGACGGTGACCAGCTCGGACGGTATGGTCGTCCGCTAGCATAAAGCCTGAAATCCCTGGAATTTGAAGCACGGCCGCCTTCTGGCGGCCGCTTTGCGTTTGAAGCCACTCTGGCGACCTTCAGTCGGCGACCGCATGGCGAGGCGCTGGAAAAACAGCGGAATATGGGAATTTGGGGCGCAAATCCGGCCGATCGGCCGGTGGCTGCCGCAGAAACGGCCTAACTGCCTGAAACGACTGGCGCGAGAGACGGGACTCGAACCCGCGACCTCCGCCGTGACAGGGCGGCGTTCCACAAGCCTTTTCAATCCGCGATTCGACTCTAGCCCCGCAAAAACCGGCTGCAAACGCCGGGGATTCGACTCTGGCCAGCCCGGAGTCGAAACGACTTAGCACGTCTTCGGCGCGTCGGTTGCGTTGCGTTTTGTCTCAAAAATTACTCAAAAATGAGGCCCTTCATGAGCGTGAACGCCTACCCGCTTGCCTGGCCCGATGGCTGGCCTCGGGTGAAGTACCGGAAGGAAGCCAAGTTCGGAACCAAGGCCAGCGCCAACGAGCATGGTTGGCGGCCGACCGTCGACATCACCATGGCCGACGCCATGAAGCGGGTAAAATACGAGCTGGAGCGGCTGGGCGTGAACGTGGTCGACGATTCGATCGTGTCGACCAACCTCAAGCTCAATCTCTCCGGCCTGCCCCGCGGCGACCAGGGCGAGCCCGGGGATCCCGGCGTCGCGGTCTATTTCCAGAAAAAGGCCGGCCCGATGCGCGTCATCGCGATCGACGCCTATTTTCGGGTGCGCGACAACCTCGCCGCGATCGCGGCCACCCTGGAGGCCATGCGCGCGATCGAGCGGCACGGCGGCGCCCAAATCCTCGAGCGCGCCTTCACCGGCTTCGCCGCCCTGACCGCGCCCGGCAAAAACTGGTGGGACGTGCTCGAGGTAAAACCCGACGCCACGCGCCAGGTCATCGAGGCCAATTTCCGGCGCCTGGCGCATGATCGCCACCCCGATCGCGGCGGCGACCACGACAAGATGGCGGAGCTCAACGAGGCCCGCGACGCGGCGCTGAGGGCGCGGCCATGAAGCCGGAAGTGATCAGTCCGCCAAACGAGCTGCTCCGGATCGAAAAGCTCTGGATCTATGTCAGCCGGGACGCCGCCGGCAACGAAGGCGTCTGCGCCGCGCAATTTCCGAATGGGATGCTCGCACCGCTGATCGCGGCCGACCAGGCGCGGCTGGCCAGCCTCACGCCGATAGCCGAGCAGCTCGCGGCGCTGACCGACAAGGAGATCGTCCTGGTCGAATTTTCGACCAGGACCGAACTGCGGAAGATCGAGGGACCGAGCTCATGACCAACGCCGTCGAAGCCATCTACACGCACCACCAGTCGCTCTACGACACCATCGCCGCTTCTCATCCGTCGCTGCTCGCCGGCACGGTGTGGTGCGGCCGCTGCGGCAAATCCCGCCATGTCGACGCCGCCCGCTGCCTGCGCGAAGGCTGGCCAAAGTGCTGCAGCGCCACCATGGGCCTGCAGCCGGCGGAGAAGAAACCATGAGCCGCCACGAGATCCCCGCGGTCAATCCGCGCCACAAGGTGATCGTCGGCTGGGACCATCCGCTGCTGACGTACTTCATCCAGGTGATCGACCGCGCCGCGGAGAAGGCCGACGACGACGACAAGTTCGTCTACTGGGCCGGCACCCGCCCGCGCCAGATCTACGAGATCAGCGATCTGGCCAGGCATGCGCGTCCCTACGCCGACCTGACGCCGGAAATGCGGTCGACGCTCTATGGCGACAAGGATGAGGGACGATGAAAGCCCTCACCATCTGGCAACCCTGGGCCTCGCTGATCATGGTCGGCGCCAAGCCCTACGAGTTCCGGCCGAAGAGCTACCTCAAATATGTCGGCGCGCCCGCGATCGGCGAACGCATCATCATCCACGCTGGCGCCCGGCGTGTGCGGCCAGACGAGGTCGAGGACCTGCTGCGATGGCTCGGCACCGACGCCGACCAGACCGGCCTGGTCGCGCCGATCGCGCGCGTGGTGCTGGAGCGCTGCCGCGCCGCCGCCAAATACCAGGCGCTGCCGCTTGGCTGCGGCCTCGGCAGTGCCGTGCTCGGCACGCCACGCAACGCCTCAAAGTTGTTCGGCGGCAAGGTCGCCGACAGCGATCGCCAGGCCGCCGACGAGGAGGCCTACAACTGGGCCTGGCCGCTGGAGAAGATCCAGCCGTTTCGCGCGCCGGCGCCGATGCGCGGCGCCCAAGGTTTTTGGCAATGGCCGGAAGGGGACGAGGGATGACCCGCCGCGCCAAGCAGCTCACCCTCGAGGTCCGCCTATATCTGGTCCGCGCCGACGGCTTCTGCGAAATGCGCGTGCAGGCCAAGACGCCGGCCGGCGCGAAATGGCAGGTGTTCAAGCTCGCCCGCGAGGCCGGCTATTTCAGCAGCGCGCGGAGCGGTTTTCGCGACTTCCTGGCCCGCGGTTGGGTCGCCCGGGAGCTGGGCCGCCACGCCTGACCGGCAACATTTGCCCAGCCGAATCAATCCCCTGAAACCATCCGTTAATGTGATTATGGAACATTTCGCCCCGCGCGCGGGCCCTTGTGCCGCGTTCCCGCGCCGCCAGGACCTGACATGGCCGTCGCCGCCCGGAAAGAAAAGCCGAAGACCGTGCGCGATCTGTGCCGGGAGCTGCTCGAGATCGAGCGCGACAACCCGGAGATCTTCGCCCGCGCCGGCGAGATCAAGACGCTGCTCAAGGCCACGGCCGATTCGCAAGGCAAGTTCCGCGAGGCGTTCACTGAAGCCGGCCTGGTCGGCTGGGTCTCCGTCTCGCCCGGCAAAGCGGAAAGCGTGATCGGCGAAGGCCCCGAGATCGTGGTCGAGGGCTGGTCGAAGCTGAAGCAGCCACGTCAGGACAAGCTGATCGCCGACGGCCTGGTCAGGATCGTGCCGCTGGTCAAGGGCGCCTCTTACGGCCAGGTCCGCACCAAGCTCGACACCCCAACCCAAGGAGCCTCGAAATGAGGATCGATCCCACCATCGGCCGCATCGTCTGGTTCTTCCCGCCGATCGACGGCGGCCGCCACGAGGACGGTCAGCCGTTCGGTTCCATGATCGCCGGCGTCAACGACGGCGGCACCATCAATCTGCAGGTCGCCGCCCGCGACGGCTCGCCCTACGGCGCCTCGAACGTGCTGCTGGTGCAGGATGGCGACCCCATCGACCAGGACAAGGCCCACGCGGTCTGGATGCCCTACCAGAAGGGTCAGGCGGCGAAGACCGAGGCCCTGCAGGCCGGCACAGGCCCGGCGCCCGCGGTCGATCTGCAGCCGGTCCACGACAAGATCGCCGGCGTGGAAACCGCCACCCAAGTCAAGTTCGAGGAGCTGGGCGGCTGGCTGACCAAGATGTTCAGCGAATTCGAGGGCAAGCTCGCCGCGCTCAAGACGCCCAACGCCGCTCCGGCGCCCCAGCAGGAGCCCAATGCCGCTCCGGCCGCGGATGCCGGCACCGCGAGCCAGGCCGCTCCCGCAGTGCCTGGCGCGGCCCCGCAGACCGCCTGAATGTGCTGGTGCACCCCGAGCCGCCGGACCCCGTTCTGCGGCTCAATCAACTGTCACCCACCGCGCCAAGGAGCCATCATGGACAGTCTCAAGGCTAGCGACGCCGAAGCAGGCTCGCACGCGGTCGCGCCGCGCGTCACGCTCGCCGACATCGAGGGCGCGATCGCGGCCCGCTTCGACTTCACCGGCGACAAGCTGGGCGGCCACTCCACGCTCTACGCCGGCGACGTCGAAGTCCCGGCGGTGATCAGCTCGCTGAGCGTGCTGTCGGTCTGCATCCTGGTGATGCGCAACGGCTTCACCATCGTCGGCAAGAGCGCGCCGGCGTCGCGCGAGAACTTCAATGCCGAGTTCGGCCGCAAGCTCGCCTACGAGGACTGCATCCGCCAGCTCTGGCCGCTGATGGGTTTCGCGCTGCGCGATCGGCTCCATGCCGCGGGCCCGCACTACTGAGAACCGACGTCCGAATCCTGCGCGGCGTCTATCGCGGCCGTGAGGGCTGGATCTCCGGCACGCTGGAGGACCGCGCAGCGTGCGGTATCACCAAAGCGATCGTCAAGATCGCCGGTGCCGGCGCCGAGCTGCTCGCGACGTCAAGCCTTGAGCTTCTGCCGCCAGATCTCTTCCGAGACCGCCCCAGCCCGCCATCCACGAGTTCGGATCGATGCGAGGTGAGCGCAGCTGGCGCGGCAGCCGCGGCACCGGATCTGGCTCCCTGACCATGGCCTCGCCCCAATCGCCTCGGAGAAACTCGCGCTGCGTATCCAGCGGCGTTAGGTAGACGTAATTCATCGCACCGGCCGCAGGTCGATTTGGGCCATCTCGTCGATATAGACCATGCCGGGCGAGCGGCCGTAGAATCCACCCGGCGCGATACCGCGCCAATCGTCGAACCGGTTCGCCACCAGCAGCGCGCCGCGCTCGTCGGTTTCCAGTGCCACCTTCTGCGCCAGCATGACGTCACCGGCCACCAGGCCGCCGGCCGGCGCGAAGCACCAGCCGCAGATCTGCTCGCCCTGCGCGTCGAGCTCATAGACGTTCTGCACGGTGCCGTTGTGAATCCGGTAGTGCTTGCCGCTGTCGCCGGCGGTTACATCGAAATAGCCCTGCTGTTCGAACTGCGCGAGCTGCGCCGGGGACAGCCATTCCTTCAGCAGCTTGAGGCCTCGCGCCTCGGCGTCACGCCGTTTGGCCTCACGACGATCATCGCCATGATAAATCGCATCGGGGATGCCTCGCCAGATCTCAGTCTCCATCGCTCGCACCTGCGTTGCCGTCATGGCGACTTGCTCGCTCGCACCGGTCAGTAAGCTTACCCGCTGTACGATGGTGCAACTTTCATCCGCGGCCATATCGATCCCGCTGAAGACGGGCGCATCGTATATCGCCGGCCTTGGCGGCAGGCCGCGACTGGCATCCTCAATCCGGTTGCGCAGCTCGACGTCGTCGCGCCAGTCGAACGATAGGCGGTAGTCGCGTTCGAAGGCCTCGGCCTGCCTGTCCCAGAACAGCTGGCAGATCCTGACGAATCCGACATGGTCCAGATGCCGCCCGTCGACATTGGGCGTTAGCGGCACTCGCAGCCTGCGATCGTCGTAAAGGCGGCAATAAAGTTCGATCTCGTAGTCGACGGCGCTGACGTGCAGTTCGAACAGCCGACACGGAGGCGCGCTTCCGGGCCGATAGTTGTGACCCATCTCGGCCCTAAGGCGGTAAAATGTAGCGTTGAGGAGGGCGCGAAAGTGGCGCGGATCGAATGCCGACCGCGGCGTCGTCCGCAGATCCGCAGTCAGCTGCGAGAGTGTCAGGCCGGTGAACGCCGCCGAGATCGGATCCACGGCCGCGGGACTAGCCGCCCTTGAGGCGCGGGAAGAACAGCGTCTCTTCGGCTTCCTTGTTGAAGCTGCGCGTGACGGTCGCTTCGCCATTGCCGCTTCGCTCCGCTGCCGTGAAACCCGCGCCCGTCAACTCCTTGAAACGTTCCTCGGCTTCCTTCACGGCGGTCGCGTCGCCGGCGTCGAATTGGTGGCGGCTGTCGCCGCTATGGTCCATCACGATCTGGGTCGGCATGGTGTCCTCCTTTGTTGGGACTTCGAATCTAGGCGATTTGCGAATCGGCGCAAACGGCAAAAGACCCGCCGCCGGCTGGTGCCGGCGGGCGGTCCGATGGGTGGATTAGGTGGCTATTGCCGCTTAATGCCCGGTAACCAGCCGCGTCACGCCGGCGGCGATCGTCACCACCACGGCGATGAAGCCGAGGGCGCCGGCGCCCCAGCCGACCACCTTGACGAGGAACCAGTTGATGTTGCGCCACTTGGTCAGCAGCTTGTACAGCTCGTCGACCTGGTCGACCATCGGGCTGATCTTCTCGGCGTGCAGCCGGTCATGGCCGTCGGCGCGGCTTTCGAGCGCGACGAGGCGATCGGCGATGCCGCGGCGCTGCATCGGGGTCACGGTCATTTCGGTTTGTCCTTCGTTCCGGAATAGCTCGCCCGCTGGTCGCGGACGCAATAGCCGCCGACGATCAGGCGGTCGTTGGCCTGGTCGCGCTCGTCGGCGGCGCGGGTATAGGCCGCGATCGCGTCGCTCTTTGGCGTCTCTTTGGTCACCGGTACCGGCTGCAGGAAAGCCTCGCAGATCGACGGCAAGGTGACGGCGGTCTTGCCGTCGTCGCCGGCCGAGAAGCTGGCGAGCTTACCGTCCGACGTGCACCCGGTCAGCAGCAGCCCCGAGCAGACAGCGGCCAGGCTGGCCCCTCGAAACAGATGCGATCTTGCGTTCATTGGCCTCGGCCCTCGCCTTGCGCGCGTCGGCCTGCTTCTGCAGATCCGCGAGCTGGGGTTGGTATTTCGCCTCGAGCTTCTGCTCGATCATGGCGTCGCGTTCCTGGTCGGCCTTGATCGCCGCCTTGCGCGCGTCGGCCCATTGCGCATTGACGTCGGCGCGGCCGACCCGGTCGCCGTGGATCACGCCGAGATAGAGCAGCCCTACCCCGACGGCGCCGAATATCACCGGCTTGAGCAGCGCCGGCCGCAAGTAGACCAGGCCGGCGCCGGCGGCGAGCGCGCCGACGGAAAGCCCGCTCCATTCCGAGATGTGGAGGATGGTGCGCCATGCCGCGGCGAGATCCTGCAGGCCCTCAAACATGGTCGTTCACCAGCTTGTTGTAGCGGTCGAACCAGATGAAGGCGCAGAGGCCGACCGCGAGCGCACAAGCCAGCACCGTCGGATTGTGTGCCAGCAGCGCCAGGTGGTCGAACACGCCGAGCTCGTCGAGCGACCCCTTGACCTGCTTCAGCGGCTCCAGCGCCGCGTTGGCCGATTGCGCGGCCGCGGCGATCGCGCCGCTCCCGAGCGTCAAGGCCGCGGTGCCCTGCTTCGACTGCGCCATCCGCTTCGGCGGCGGGTTGCGCTCGGCCTTGGGGCAGAACACCACGTCCGGATTCGGCGCCGGCGGAGCCTCGAATTCGTCCGGGGTGTTGCCCCAGGCGATCTCGGCGTTGCGCCGGTTGGTCAGGCCGTTCATGTGCTCGCCCCTGGAGAAGGTGTACTGCAGGAGCTTCGCCGGCACCGCCTCGGGCTTGCCGGCGTTGTAGAGCTTGATCGCCGCGACAGCCGCCACCGGGCAATTGAAGTGCGTATCCACCAGCATGTCGAACTGGTGCTGCGTCACCTCGACCTTGAGCAGTCGGTTGACCGCGTTGACGCACGGCGCGAGATCCCGCGACAGGATCTCGCTGCCCTCCGCCTTCGTGATCCGCATCCCCTGCACGATCGCAGGGAGGCCGGCGGCGCTGGTGTGGCCGGTGCCGATCGTCAGCGTGCCCCTGACCGGCCCGCCGTCCCATTCCGGGTAACGGCCGTGCACCTTCGGCACCTTGTCGTCGTAGACGTAGGGTACGAATTCCTCCCACGGCTCCGTCAGCCGCTGGCGCGCGGCGGCGCTGAAGCTGCGCATCAGCCGTTAGCCGGCGCGAGTGCCGGCGCCTGGCTGGCGCCAAGGAAGGCGGGCGGCGCCGCGGCCTTCAGCTTCGCGACATCAGCCTGCACGGCCGCCACCGTGCCTTTCAGCTCGGCGATCGCGCCGGTCTCGAGCGCGGTCACCTTGCCGCTGAGGCCCTGCACGTCGCCCTGCAGTGCTGCGAAGTCGGCCTTGCCGGCGTTCCACTTCGCTTTGGCCCAGGCGAGCGCGGCCGGCAGGCCCTTGGTGCCGGCGAGATAGAGGAAATAGACAACGCCGACGCCGGCGGCGCCGGCGGCGATCGAGAAGATGTCCATGGTGGATCCCTTTCAGAGTTTGCGGGGTGGTCTTGAGACAGCGCAAAGCGCCGCGCCAGCCGATGGCCGACGTCGGGGCTCAGTGGGAGATGATCGCTTGGTGCTTTAGAAGGGGCAGTCCGGCGGCTGCTGCCACATGCCGGTGCCGGCGGTACCGACGCCCGTGATGCATGGTCCGCTGCGCTCCAGCGTGATCAGCAGCCCATAGACGTTCGAGCCGTTCGAGGCGTAGCGGTATTGAGCCCCCCCGGCCGACCGCAACGGATCGGCGGGAATGGCACTGAGATAACCACCGCCGACAAGCGCTGCCTTCAGATCGTCGACCTGGTTATTGTCGAACAACGGATAGGCGTTCCGCGTGGCGTGGTACTTTTCCAGCGCCGTCTTGAGAAGCCTGGCGTGCGCGGCGCGCTGCTCGTCGCGCTGCGCAGCGTCGTAGCGGTTCAGCACGAAGAGCGTGCCGAAAAAGCAGATCAGCACGAACGCCAGGCCGCCGAGCGTCAAACCTGTGCGTCTTAAAACCGTACTTTTGGACATGGCGCTCGCTCAGACCTGGATATTGACGGCGTAGATCAGATTGAGGTCGGTCGACGGCAGGCGAAGCGGCCACCAATATTCGGTCCGCTTCGGGAAGAAATGCCCGATAATCGCGGTCAGATTGGTGATCGAGTTCACATGCTCCATCGCCATGACGTAGTCGTAGTCGAGCCCGCGCTTCAATGCCCGGCGCCGCGGCCCCAGATAGCGCCCCATTCGCCAGGCCAGACCGGGATCGCAGGGCAGCACGATCGAGAGCACGCCGCCCGGCTTCACCACCCGCGCCCACTCGGCGACGATCAACTCCGGATGGACGATGTGCTCGAGCACGTGCGCGGCAATCAGCCGGTCGAACGATGCGTCGGGATAGGTCAGCGCCGCAGCACTCTGTTTTGCGATTCTGATCGCGCCGTTGCCGGCCGCGCGCGGCGCGAGCTGTGCCAGCATCGCGTCGCTGGAATCGCTGAGAACGTATTCCTGATAGGAATGCCGGACAAAGTCGAGATGAACGCCGGATCCCGCTCCGACCTCCAGCACCTTTGGAAACACGGTGTCGCTGCCGAACGGCCGCTCGACAAGGTCCTGGCTGGTTCGCAGCACATAGCCGGCGAGACCGGGACCGTAATTCTCGCTTTCGTAGAGCTGCGCCTGCCCATCGGCCCAGAGATCCTGACCGTCCACCGAATTCACGTCGTTACTCACGGTTGCTCCGAATCTAGGGCTTTACTGACGGTTGCCCGTCAGTTAGGCATCGTTTGGTCCGGAAAACAATAACCATGATTGCCGTTGTAATTCCAGCGTATCGCGCTGCGGACACCATCTCCTCAGTCGTGGGCCGGCTCAAGGCGCAGGTCGATGCGATCATCGTCGTGGACGACGCCTGCCCCTGCGGTACCGCGGCTGCGCTGCAGGTGACGCACGGTTCCGACAACAGCGTGACGCTGCTCAAGTTGCCCGAAAATCGCGGCGTCGGCGGCGCTTTCCTCGCCGGCATGGACGAGGCGCTGCGGCTCGGCGCCGATATCATCGTCAAGGTCGATGCCGACGGGCAGATGGACACCAGCCTGATCCCGCATCTGATCAAGCCAATTCTGGCGGGCCGCGCCGACTTCGTGAAGGGCAACCGGTTTTATTTCCCTTCGAGCTCTCGCTCGATGCCGATCGCGCGCAGGGTCGGCAATCTCTGCCTGTCGTTCCTCACCAAGGCGTCCAGCGGCTACTGGAACATCATGGACCCAACCAACGGCTTTTTCGCGATCGAGGCGCGGATCGCGCGGCTGCTCAACCCGAAGGGCATCAGCCAGCGGTTTTTCTTCGAGAGCGATCTCTTGTTCCACCTCGGCCTGAACCGGGCCAAGGTCGCCGACTATCCCATCCAGGCCGTCTACGGCGACGAGACCAGCAACTTGAAGATTACCCGCGTCTTTTTTCCATTTCTGCGGGGGCACGCCCACAACATTCTGAGGCGGGTTTTCTACAATTATTTTTTTCGAGACTTCTCCGTTGCCTCGCTCGAGCTGGTTTTCGGCATCCTGCTGTTTATAGCCGGCGCGATCTACGGCGCCGTCGCGTGGATACACGCCTACGAAGCCGACACCCTCGCGCCGACCGGAAGCATCGTGCTGTCGGCGATCATGCTGCTGGCCGGGTTCCAGCTGCTGCTCGCTTTCATCAACTACGACGTCAATATGGTGCCCCGCGACGCCCTGCACCCGCTGCTCGACAAGGCCGGTCCGAGGTCGGATGAATAGCTTGCGAAAAACTAGTCGCCCGCGCGCGGCCGTCCTGGCGCTGCAGTCGCTCCTGGCGACCATCATCATTCTTTGCTGCCTGCCGCTGGATACATTCAGCAACGACCACACAGTCGAAATTCTGGCGACCGGGAAAAAAAATCCGAAGGCGCTCGCAAGCGAGGTGTGGATCTCGGCGTTCGGCGACGACGAGGACGCCCGCGCTTTGATGGAGGCGGCCGAGGCACCTGGCGGATGGGAGCGCCAGGGCGGGATGGTGCTCACCTATCAGCGCCAGCCGGCACTGCTGGCCTGGAAGGGCCAGCTTGGCCCGGGTTCGCGCATCAAATTCGCCAGCCACTTCAGCTCCGGCATCGTGCAGTTGACGATCGACGGACGGACGTCCGAATACGACCTCTATGGTCCCGACAAGGAGGGCGAACGGATCGTCCCTCTGCGCGAGCTGCTCGACGGCGGCTGGACCAGCGGGAACCTGCAGTGGTCATCTTTCTCGGTGGTGTTCGGCGGCCTTTTCTGCGTTGTGTTTCTGCTCCGGATCTGGATCCACCGAGTCGGCACACAGATCACGCCCAGCGATCGGGCGACCGTCTTTACTTCCAGCTGGCCCCTGCTAGCCGCGCCCAGCCTGCTGATCTACGGATCGGCGCTTCTGGCTTTCTGGCCAGGCGTGCTGTCGCCCGATTCGATGGCCGAATTGAACGAGGTGAACCTCGGGTATTTTCCCGATACCTACACCGTGCTTCATTCCGCTTTCGTCTGGGCCACCACGCGATTTTATTTCACCCCGGCGATTCCGGTCGCCATCCAGGCCTTCGCGCTCGCGACCGGCTCCGGGCTTGCGCTGGCTGAACTCAGGAACTGGCGCGTGCCGCTGTCCGTCCTGATGGTGGCCGCGGTGCTGCTCCCGCTGTTTCCGGCAAACTTCATGATGGCGGTCATTCTCTGGAAGGATGTGTTTTTCGCGGCTTGCGCCGTCTATCTGTTTTGGCTGACGCTGGTCCTGGTTCGTACCGAAGGCCGGGCGCTGAGGTCACCGGCCTTCACCATCGGCATCGGCGCCGCGATACTTGGCTTTTCCCTCTCGCGCCAGAACGCGTTGCCGGCCGCCGTCATCTTCCCGTTGCTCGTGGCGATCATCTATCGCAAGACCGCATGGCGCCGGGCCGCGACGCTGACGGTCGCCTGCGCGATCGTCGTGGCCGGCCTTCGTGTCCTGATGGCGATCTACCCGTCGATGCAGCTGCATCCCGCCTACCGCACCATCAACGCCGTCCACATCATCGGCGCCTACATCTCCGCCGGCGTGGTGCCGGCGCACGACGATCTCGCCTTTCTCGAAACGGTCATGCCGCTCGATCGATGGAAATCCGCCTACGATTGCCAGCATGTCGGCGCGCTGTTCTTCTACGATTATACCGACCGGCTCAAGCTCGCCGCCGACTATGTAAGGGTGAACAGGATCGCCCTCGGGCTGATCAAGACCGGGCCGTCGATCTGGCTCAAGCACCAGATCTGTGTGACCAACATGCTTTGGAAGATCCTGCCGATCGGACCTAAACTATTGGTGCTGCCGATACTCGAAAGCCAGCCTTTGCCTCACTTCGAGCACGTCGCCTTCCCGCGATCTTCGCTGGCCCCGGGCCTCGTCGCGCCTATCCAGGACATCCGCGAATGGAGTTCGGGCGACGGCTGGATCGCGCTGTTCTGGCGCCCGGCATGGGCGCTGCTGCTACTTTCCGGCGTGGTGATCTTCCTCTCGGCGTCGGCGCGCCGGCTCGATCTTTGCCTTCTCGCGTTGCCGAGCTGGCTCAATACCGCCTCGCTGGCATTGCTGATTGGCGCGCCCGATTACCGCTACCAGTACTCGGTGGTGGTGCTAGCACTTCTAACGGTGCCGCTGCTGTTCGCAGGCAGGCGCGAACCAGTCAGCTAACCGAGAATTCGATCACGCCGGTGATCCGCGTGGTGTTGCTGAAGTTGCTGTCGAGCAGCGGCGTCGAACCGGAGCCATTCGACTGCATCAGCGAAAGCACCCCGGTGCCCACCGGCAGCAGTCCCGAGATCGCGCCGGTGATGGTCAGGTGCTCGGCGTAACCGACGGCAAAGGAGCCATTGACGATCGCGCCGATCGGCAGTCCCGCGATCGTCGCCGCCCCCGCGGCCGATCCCTTCGACGTCAGCACGATGTCGAAGAAGGCCTTGGCCAGCTTGCCGTCGTTGTAGAGCGTGCCGCTCTGCGACGAATAGGAGATGCCGGTCGACGCGCCGCCGAAAGCCAGCACGGGAACCCAGCCGACCGGCGTGGTGGCGCTGTCGACCACGAGGGCGCCGGATCCGGCGTCGACGATGTTGCGCAGGCGGGTCCCGGTGCCGTTATCGCTGAAGCCGCTGCCGTCATTGATCCGGTTGATGTCGAGGTCGGAGATATCCGCCCGCACCGATCCGGCATTGATGACGATCGCGCCGTGCGCGCCGCCCCGCACCTTGGCATGGACGGCGTTGGCGCCGATCGTGATCAGCTTGTCGGTATCGCACTCCAGCAGGCGGTTTCGGGTACCGCTGAGGAAGACGTCCTGCACCGTGTTGGTCTCGGTGTCGGTGCCGATTGCCTTGTTCTCGAGCGAGGCGTCGTCGAAGAACAGCCCGGTGTGGGTGCAGCCTTCCGCCGTGCCGCCCAGGACCGTGTTGCCGATGGCGTGAAAGAAATAGATGCCGTAGCTGGTGTTCTCGCACACCGGGTTGACGATGGTGCAATAGGCGGTGAAGTTGTTGCCGGTGGTGCGGTCGAGCAGCAGGCCCTGCAGCGGCTTCGCGCCCAGGTACCAGTCGCCGACCTCGTTGCCGCTGATGGTCGGATGGATCTCGGTGCAGACGCAACCCTCGAACGTGGCGCCGGCCGACGCCGGCCCGGCCCCCTTCGGATAGGCCCACACCCTGGAATGATGCACCAGGCTGACCCGCAGGCCACACAGCGCCGACGCCGTTGCCTCGATCCGGAAATTGCCCCACGTCAGATCCCAGCAGCCGTTCCAGCCGGCGACGGTCATCGCGGTGCCGTTCAGCCACACGGCGTCGGCACCGGTGCCGGTGTAGCGCAGGGTCACCTCGCCGTCGGGCACCATCGTCAGATGGTTGAAAGCGAAGTTGGAGAATGTGCCGGCATGGACATAAACGCCGGCCGGAACGCTGACCTTTGGGAGCAGCTTGCCCGCCGTCTGCAGCAGCTGCAGATAGGCCGCGAGATAGCCCCACGCGGTGGTGTTGTCGGTCGCGGTGGTATCGCCGTCGTTGACAACGCCAAACGCCTGCGGCCGCACCTCCGGGCCGAACACCTCCCACCAGCCGCCGTTGGTCGGATCCGTCGAGCCGTCCGGCATGAAACGATCCAGCGAGCGGAAGCTGCCCTGGTGCGCCGGGGCGGCGGCGACGCGGATGAAGTCGCCGACGTTGTTGTCGATATGTGCGGACTGGACCGCCGCGTCGATCGTGGTGCCGGCGGCCTGCGCCTTCGAGATGAAATAGCGCGCGGAGCCGGAGGCCCCCGCGGCACCGATCAGGTTGACCGGCGCGATCAGCTGATGGCCGTGACTGTCCAGGAACGTGAGGAAGGTGCCGGAGAACTGCGGTTGAATCACCATCACCGAAAACAGCGGCGCCCAGGTGATCAGCGAGACGCCAAACACGACGGGCGAATCTACCGTCGTCAGCTCGAAGAACTGGCTGCCGTTGGCGGCGCCATGCAGCACCGTCACCAGCGTTCCGGCAATGAAATCGGTATTCTTGCTCGCGTCGGCCGTTCGGATCCATCCGCCGCCATCAACCACCTGGTAGATGCCGTTGAGGGTCTGATCGGTCTGCTGCCATACCAACACCCGATCGCCGGCGGCCAGCGCCACACCGTCGATCGTCTGCAAGCCGGATAGCGTGATGTTGGCCGTGGTCGCGGCGCGGCACGGCGCCTTGATGGCGACGTCGGGGAAGATATTCCCGAGCCGGGAGACGTTGCCGCCCATGGTGCTGGTCCCTACTTCGCGCCGTCGAGCAGCTGCCAGGCGCGGCCGACCACCAGCGGCCCATAGGCCTTGGCGATCCGCTCCTTGATCAGGGCGATGTCCTCGGCGACCAGCGGGATCGCCTTCTTGGCGCTGCTGACCTTCATCGCGAGCTCGAACCGCTTCACCTTCTCGGCGCCGGCGAGGTTCGCCTCATCCGGATAGTTCTGCAGCAGCGCGTTGGCGGCGATCCGCGCCAGCGTGACCGGGACCTGCTTGGGCAGCCCGGCTTCGATGATGTTGTCGAGCAGCGGCTGGCCGTCGATATCCTTCAGCTGGGTGTTGAAATCGATCATGGGTTCTCCTCGTTGGCGGTTGCGGAAGGTCTGTGCGAAGGAAGGACCGGCGCAGGCGGCTGGCCTTTAAGCGATCTCGTACCAGCCGGATACCGTGAAGACGTTGCCGCTGGCGCCGGGATACGTGGCCGACGGCGAGTAGATCGAAACGCTCGCAAGACTCAGGCCTGAATTGATGATGCCGTTCAATTGTCCGGCCGTGGACCAGATATGGCCGCACAGCTCTGCGTTGCCGACGGCCGTGAAAGGAAGCGTTACGATGATACGGCCGGAGGCGGTCCCGTTGGTCGTCCAGGTGATGTCGTAGCGGACCCAACACAGTTTTCCGAACAGGATGTAAGAGGCGGCGACGGACGCCGTAGTGCCGGTCGACGCAAGCGAGCCGGCGCCCGACGAGAGGGTGGGCGAAAAGGCTGTGCCCGCGCTGTTGCTGAGCGTCACACCGTTGATGGACGTCGCGGTCGCCGCACCCAGCGACGGCGTGGTGAACGAGGGCGATGTCGAGAACGCGACGTTGCCGCTGCCCGTGGTGCCGCTGACCGTGGTGCCGGCGATCTTGGAGACCGTGGTGGCGAAGCTGTTCGCCGAGGCGGTGACGTCACCGGTGAGTGCTGCGGTCTGCAGCGCGGACGCGGAGAATGCGAGCGTGGCGCCCAGCGTGATGCCAGTTGCGTTGGCGAGGCCGGCCGTGGCGTTGCCGACCAGGCTGGAAGCGGCGACCTGCTGCAACAGCCCGTAGGTGATGCCGTTGTTGGCGACATGAAGAACGTTCGTCGCAACCGTGAGCTCGCTGCCGAGCGAGGTGGCGCCGGTGCCACCATTCGTCGCCGCCAGCGTGCCCGTGATATGCGTGGTGAGGCCGACCTTGCCCCAGCTCGAGACGGTATTGACGCCGCCCGAGATCAGCGCGTTGCCGGTTGCGACCGCGGCCAGGCGCGATAGCGTTGGCGTGGTTGCGGAAGCCTGTAGCAGATCGCCGATCGCGTAGGCGGCGTTGTCGGTGCCGCCGTTCGCGCTTGGCAATGTCCCGGTGACGGCGGCGGTCGATGCCAGATTGATCGAACCAAAGCCGAGCGCGGTACCGGCGGAATTGACCCGCAACACCTGGTTGGCGGTGCCGGCGATGTCCGCGACGTTGGCGGTCGCGTTGCCGGTGACGCCGACAACCGAAAGCGCCGCACTCTGGCGGAACTGGGCCGAGGTGACTTTGTTGGCGCCGATCGCGGTGATAAAGGAATTCGCCGACCAGGAGATGTCGCCGGTGCCGGCAGCGGTCTGCAGCGCCGAGCCAGAGAAGGCCAGCGTCGCCCCCAGCGTGATGGCTTGCGCGTTAGCGAGCGATCCGGTCGGATTGCCGACCAGGCTCGAGGCCGCGACCTGCTGCAACAGCCCGTAGGTGATGCCGTTGTTGGCAACGTGCAAGACGTTCGTCGCGACGGTGAATTCGGTGCCCAGCGACGTCGCGCCGGTGCCGCCGTTCGCGGCCGCCAGCGTACCTGCGATGTGGGTAGTGAGGCCGATCTTGCCCCACGCGGAGACGACGCCAACGCCGCCGGAAATCAGCGCGTTGCCGGTGGCGACCGCCGCCAGCCGCGACAATGTCGGCGTGGCGGCCGAAGCCTGCAGCAGGTCGCCGACGGCATAGGCCGCGTTATCGGTGCCGCCATTGGCGGAGGCGAGCGTGCCGGTCACGGCGGCGGTGGAAGCCAGATTGATCGCACCGAAGCCGAGCGCGGTGCCGGAACGGCGCAGCACCTGGTTGTCGGAAGCCGCGGCGATATCGGCGACGTCGGCGGTCGCATTTGAAGCGTTGCCGACTAGCGACAGCGCCGCGCTCTGGCGGAACTTACTGTTGGAGACCACATGCGGTTGGATCGTGGTGACGAAGGAATTCTGCGACGCGGCGACATCGCCCGTCATGGCGGCTGTGGCCAGCAGGCCGGCCGCGAAGACCAGCGTGGCGCCGAGGCCGATCTCGAAAGCTGTCGCCAGCGCGCCACTCGGATTGCCGAGGATCCTGGTGGCACCGACCTGCTGGAGCAGGCCATAGCCGATTCCGTTGGGTGTGATCGAGAGTGTGCGGTCGGCGGTGAGATCCCCACCACCCTGCAGCGGTGTGGTCGTATTGATCCGGCGGACCGACGGTACCGACGCGACCCCGAAATTGACGGCGGTCGTTCCGAGCGTCACGGGATCCGGCGAGGTAAGCTGGAATACGAGCCGCGCGTAGGTCGCACCCGAAGCCACCACCACCTGCAGCCCGGCGGCAAACTGATCGTTGGTGCGGGCGTCGACGGTGCGGGTCCAATCTCCGGACGAAGCGTTGTAGGGACCGTTGAGGGTTGCATCGGCCTGCTGCCAGACCAGCACGCGGTTACCCTCCGCGACCATTACGCCGTCGACGGCTTGCAACCCCAACAGCGTGATGTTGCCGGTCGTCGCGACCAGGCACGGCGCCTTGATCGCCAGCCCCGGATTGGGGCTGCCAGCAATAGCAGTATCCGTGGCGTCAACGCTGACGCCACGGCGGTCAATCGTTGCCATGGCTTCAGACGTGCCGCTTGATCCAGGCGATGATCTCGTCGGCCTTCAGGTCGACGTCGCGCAGGAACGAGGCGGTGTAGGACACATGTCCCGGCTCTTCCTTGGCCTTGGCCAGCGAATCGGCCAGGGCCGCCTGCAGCGCGCCGAGCTTGGCACCGACGCTGCCATGCGCGGCAGTGAGATCGGCCACGGCGGCGTCATGTGCGGTCTTCGCCTGTGCTGCCTCGGCAGCTGCCAGAGCCGCGGCATCCGGCGCAGCGGTTTCGGCCGCCGGCGCGGCGGTTGCTTGATCGGTCATGGGTCTCTCCTGGGAGTGAGCTGTGTTAGTTGCCGAGGTTCCAGCCCAGCGGCGCTCGGCTGGTCGGAGAGAACATCGGGCGCTTGCCGGTGACGAACTGATCCGCCTTCGACGGCGCGATCACGAACGAGGTGCCTTCAAGGTCTTTCTGGCGCTGCTCGGTGCGCTGCAGGTAGCCGGGCGAGATCGCCTCTTGCAGGCGATGCCAGATCAGCACGTCGGTGGCGTGATGTGTGAACCAGAGGTTCATGAAGGGCGTGTTGCTCTTGACCATCTTGAGCGCGGTCGCGCCCCGCTCGCGCATCGCGGCGCCCGAGAACATGCCGTCCTTGGTGCGGCCGCCGGCGTGGATCAGCTCGGCTAGATCGTCGATCTGGCCGAATGTGGGACCCAGCGTGTTGGCCGCGGCCGACAGGCCGTGGCGATCGAACTGGCCCAGGAGGAAATCGCCGACGATCGAGCCCATGCCGGAGCGCTGCGCGCCGGCGGCGATCGCGGCAAAGGGATGCTGCGCCAGTTTCGGGATCGGATTATTGCCCTTGATCAGATCGCGCACGCCTTCGGCGAACACACCAAAGAGAATCGCCGCGGCCGCGGTCTCGGCGCGGCCGCCCCAGCGGTCCATCCGGCCGTCGCCGATCGTGCCGTAGACCTCGCGGCCCCAGGCGCGGGTGATCATGTCGGCCGGCCAGATCTTGAACTGGTAGAAAAGCTTCAGCGCGATGTTGAGCGCCGAGCCGGGCTCGAAGTTCTTGCCGAACAGGATGGCGCGGATCCGGGCCGACGGCATCGGAATGGCGTAGCCGGCGCGGTCGGTATAGGTCGACGCCAGCTGCAGCCCGAGATCCTCGCGGGCTTTTGCAATATCGGCCTCGCCATGGCCCATGAATCGGGTGTCGCCGCTGCCCGGCGGCCGTGCCTCGTCGATATAGGCCTTGACCTGGTTGTCGCTGAGCTTCAGCGCGTCGGACGGAAAAAGGAAGGTGCGGTCGCCGATCTTGGTCCATTCGACGCCATGCAGCGCCTTCCATTCGGCCTCGCCGATGCCGAAGCCGCGCATGACGCGCTGCTCCTTGCGTCCGATATCAGCCCAGGCCATGCCGCGCTTGGATCCGAGATGCGAGGCGAACATCGCTTCCGCACCGCCGCGCTGGTTGTCGATCACGGCGTTAACGCCGGTCAGATTGAAGAAGGTCGATTCGGCCTGGCCGAGCCAACCCGCCGGCGCGTCGGCGACGTCATAGGCGCTCATCTGCTGGCCGATGTCGTGTTCGGCTGCCACCAGCGTGGCCTCGAGCGCTGCGCGTTTCTCCGAACCCTCCGCGCCTTGCGTGAAGCCCTCAAACAACGAGGCGTAACGCTGTGCGAACGGAATACCCCAATAGCGCGCCTCCGCGGCCTTGGTCGGCAATGATGCAAAGTGCGTGGCGAAGATGTTGCCGAGCTTCGAGAGCCGCTGCACCGCCATGATGTTGGCGACGGTATTGGCCCGGGCGCGGTTGACCGGCTTCTGGCTGGAGCCGTCGATCTGGGCGAAACGGTTGTCGAGCCAGAGCTGGCCGTTCTCGAAGTCCTCGAGCTCGCCGGAGGAAGCGGCTGTCTTGGCCCGCAGCCCGTCCATCTGCGCCGTGATCTTCTCTTTTGCCGCGGCGTCGGCGCCGGGCGAATTCAAGGCCTGGTCTAGCGCGTTGAACTTCGACGATAGGGCCTTGCTTTCATTCTGCAGGGTCGCCAGCACGAAGGCCTTGTCGCGCTCGTAGGCCTCGCGCGGCCGCGTGCCGAATTCCTTCATCAGCGCGGCGCGGCGCGCCGCCGTCGAAAGCCCCTGCACCACCGTATAGGTCGCGGTGGCGTTGCCGTAATCCTTGTTGTAGGCCCGCCAGCCTGGGCCATCCTTGAAGTGCAGCTCGCGGGTCGCGGAGGCGCGCTTGGCGACGTTCGGATACATCGGCTCGTCGATCGGGCGGCCGTAATCGTAATGCACGCCGGACATCATCGGCGTCCACATATCGAACAGCGCGTCCCGCACCGCCTGGCGATCGGCAGTTCCGAAGGTGCGTTTCAGGTCGAGCCGCGGCAGCGTCTCGTTGATCCACTTCTCGGCGCCGGCGGCGCGGATCTTGTCGGCATCGTGCGAGGTGCGGGTGATGTAGCCGGAATAGCTGCGGATCCACGCGCCCTCGCGGTTGAGGGTGTCGATCGAGACCTTCTGCCACTTGTGCACGACCTTGGCGATCGCCAGCGCCTGGGCATCCTTGGTGATGCCCGGATTGCCGTCGCGGCCGCGGTTGATCTCGAACAGCTCGTCGGTCCACTTGTCCTCGAGCGCGCGGCTGGCGAAGATCTTCAGCAGGCCGCCGCGGCGCAAATCATCGGAAAAGCCGCCGACGATCTTGCGCCTCAGCGCCACATATTGCGCGTCGACCGACAGCCGGCCGCGGGCGAACGGCAGATTGGAGCCTACCAGCTTGGCCTCGAACGCCAGGCGCACGGCCTTGACCGCGAACTTCGGCACCAGCGACTTGATCGACTCGGCCGCAGCGCCATAAAAACGGTGCCGCGCGATTTCCTTGCGCATGTCGAGGATGGCGCCGCGGCGCTGCAGCGCGTAGTTGTCGGCCGCCTCCTTGAGGAATTCGTCGCGCGCCCGGTCGTAGGCCGCGTCGCGGTCCATCCCGTCGTTCTCGTAGCCGTCGGCGCGGTTGAGGATCTCGTCGAGCGCGTCCTGGACCTCAGCGCGCGACTTGCCGGTCTTGCCGGCGATCTCGTCGAAACAGTCCTTGCGAGATCGGGCCATTATGCGAACGCCGCCGCGAGACAGGCTGCACCATCGGTGATGACCTTTTCGCGGGCTTCCTTGTCGAGCTTGAGCTGGTCGAGCACATCGTTGACCATGGTACGCTCTTGCTCCGTCAGCGTTGGCTCGAGCTTGCGCCAGATCGCCTCGGCGTCGGCGGCCTGCTTTTCCAGCGCGGTCAGGGATTTTTCGGGAACCAGCGAATCCGGTTCGGCCAGGCGATCGGCTTCACGGGACTCGGCTATGACGTCAGGGGCGTCCTCGGCCGGCTTTACGTCGGCGAGCTCGCGCCATCTGGGGTCTGCAGCTGCTGCTGCCGCGCGCGCGCCATGACTTGATGGTTGCGAATCATCCGCTCGCCCTCCGCTTTGGTCGGGCCGTCCGGTTTGCCGATCGCCGCCCTGATCACGTCCACCATCGCCAGGTGCTGCTCCGGCGTCATCGCTTCGCTCGAAGCCTGGGATGTCGGCTGCGACGGGATCGGATTGTCGGGCATCGGCAATGGCATTGTAGCGCTCCTCGTCCTCCATGATAGCACGTTCATAGGCGTCGAGCACGTCCGTCACGCCTTCGCGGTGGACGATTTCCACGGTGCGATCGAGCAGCTTCGGATCGATCGCGGACACGTCGGCGCCGGACTTCTCCAACTCGGTCTCGAGCGCGCCCATGATGACGTGCTTTTCCTGGTCGGGATCGTATTTGGTCTTCTCGACATGGCCGGGCTTGTAGAGCTTCTGGCCGCGGTTCTCGGCGTCGAGGTGATCCAGGAGGTCGTTCGGCGTCAGGCCGTGGCTGGTGCGGCCGCCGGCACCGGCGGTGCCGTTCTCCACATCGTGGGGATCCTGCATGTAGCCGTGCTGCTTGGCGGACGAGAGCGCGTCGTCGAGCGACATGCCCGATTTGCGGATCAGCGGGCCGAAGCCCGGCACGAACGGCCCGCGCTTGTTGCCATAGATCGCCTCGAGCTCGGGATCCGGACGGAGGCCACCTTGCGAGGCCAGGTGCTCATTGAGCGAAAGCGTGTCGGGATGGGCAGCGGCGCGGCCGCGCGGCTTCGGCGCGGTGACAAGGTCCGGATCGGCGCCGAGCGTGATCTTGGGATTGCCCGGCAGCGCCTCGGTGAACGGCTTGGCCACCGGCTCGCCGTTGCGATCGAGGATCTCGATATGCTTGTCGTCGAACACGACGAAGTTGCGGGTCGGCTGTAGCTTCGCGTCATGCGCGGCGAGCTCGGCGTGAAGCTCTTTCCTGCGCACGGGATCAGCCGTTGTTGCCAGTTCATCCTGCGCTTTGGCCACGGCAAGCATCGTGTCCAAATCTGGAATGCCGGCCCGCGATCCCTGGTCGAGATATTTGATGCCATGGATGCCGGTCGCCCTCAGTCGGCCCGACGCTGCCTCCGGCGTCGCATCCAGGTCGGATATCTTCATTCCAGCCGACGTCGTGCCGCCGCCCTGCTCCGGCCGGTACTTCACCAGGGAGTGGTAGATGTCCTTGCCGGTCTGCGAATCGTCGAAGCCGGCCGCGCGAAGCTTGGAACGAACCGGCTCCGGGTGTTTGCCTAGCGGCTTGTCCCAATCGAGAAAGTGATCGGGGTGAGCGTTGATGCGAACGCGGTACATGTTGCCGACGTGCTTGATCGCGTCCAGCGTCTCCGGCGACATCTCCCAGTTCTTGCCATTGGGATCGCTCAACGCGGCAGATACTGCCTGGTGCGGATAGTCAAAGCCCAGCCAGTCATCTTTTTCTAGCGCGAGCAAAAGCCGCTTTTGACCGGGCGTGACGTCCTTGCTTTCGACGATGGCGGCATGCGCATCGCCCGGACTGTCGTGCTCGTCGTAGAGCTCCTGCGCCTTGCGGATGAAGTCGCGGCCCGACGTGCTCCGGGCGTATTGCGTCGCGACCTTCTCATTCTCGGCGAAGTAAAGTCCGTGGCCGTAGGTTTGCGCGCCTTCGCCTGTGCCGATCCTGGAACTGTCGAACCGGTCTATGTCATGCGGCGAGCCGTGCCAGGCCTCGAATGACTCCGCGATGCGCGGGCTGTGATCGGCGGCGATCTGCAGCATCTCGGCCGCGCGCACCGGCCGATCGGCGGCAATGTCGGCGATGGAGGCCCTGACGACGTCTTCCTGCGCTGCCGGCGGCAGATCCGCCATCACCTGGGCCGGATGCTCGAACGCCTGCGGCTGCGGTTCGGGCTGGATTGGCGGGGCTTCGGCCTGCGGCGGCGCGAAGGCCGCGCCGAGCTGGTCGGGTGTCACACCCTCCTCGGCCAGCGCGTCGCCCGGCACGTGCCGGCCGGTCATCAGGCCCTTGACCAGGAGATCCTCGGGCGAGCCCGCCAGCGGTACGCCGCGGCGTTTGGAGGCGATATCGCCGACCAGGCCGCCGGCGGCGTGAAACCCCGCGCCCATGCCGGCGCCCATCACCACGCTCTTGAGCGCGTCGGCAAACGTGTAATCCTGACCGTCCTGGGTATGCAGCCACCAGTCGGCTGGCTGCAGCACCGCCGTGCCCACGGCGCCCTGCAGGCCGCCCTGTAACATACGGACGCCGGTGCGGTTGAGGATGCTGTCGCCGGCAGACGCCATCAGCTTGCCCATGCGGGCCTCGCCCAGCACGGGAATGGAAAAAGCCGCCATGTTGACCGGGTCGATCATCCCCGCGCCCAGCGACGTGATCAGGCCCAGCGCGCCGGGCATAAAGCCCTGCGGCCCCTTGGCGATCGCCACCTCGCGGTCGCGGCGCTCATGGGCCTCGGCAATCATCAGATCCAGCACGGGAGACTTGACGCTGGGCTGGTCGGGCAGCTTGAGCTGGCCCTCGAGGCCTTCCTGCTTGATCCGCGCCTTGGCGTCGTCGATCGAGGTGTCGGGGATCGCCGCGCGCTGAGCGTCGACCACCGCCTGGCGCTCCTCCAGCGACTGCCCGGAATACGCGTCGACGTCGCCGCCGGCGCCGACAGCAAGGTCGGTACCGCCGGCACTCGCCTCGCGCGCCCGGCGTAGCAGCCACATGGCGGAGGGCGAATCCTTCGGGTCCAGCGCGTCGGCCGCCTGCGCACCCAGGCTCTCGCCCAGCGACGACTGCAGGTCGGATTGCCGGATCTCGCCGAGATCGTCGGGCGTCGAAAAGTAATCGGTCACGGCGTCTGTTCCGAGAACTGGGTGGCGCGCTTCATCGCGTCAGCGCGCGCCTCCGGAGAGCCGCCCAGTCTGGCAAGCTGGCCCCAGGGCACGAACATTGGCGCGCCATCCTGGCCGCGCACGGCCTTGTCGCCGTACATCAGGTTGAGCCCGTCATTGCGAGGAGACGTCACCCAGACGCCGTCACGCTTGAACTTCGACACGCTATCGCCGCGGGCATCGGAAAGGCCTCCAATGTCGTCGATCGCGGGCTTGACCAAAAGCGCTGACGCCTTCGGGGCCCGGTCGTCGAAGAGTACCTTGCCGGCCGGCGAGACCAATTTGTCGTCATCGGTCCAATGCGGTGCGCTCTCGTTCGCCCACTGGCTCTCGTTCGAGAATGTCTGGTGGTACGGCGTCTTCCAGTAGTCGGGAAAGTGCGGTTTGCCGTCGTTCGGATCAACGCGGGTCCCGAGTGGCTCCATATCTGTCGGAATTTTGCCAGAGGCCTGCAGCTGTTTCCACGCCTCGGGATTTTGCGCCGTCTTCCAAAACCCGCGCATATCGTAGTCGGCGGTCCGCGAGTTCGGATCGAAGGGCACCTTGTTGTTCGAGACCCAGTCGCGAAACGATTTTTCATTCGACGCCTCGAGCGGCGTCGAGAACTGCTGGTCGCCAGGCTTTAGAAACGGCCGGTTCCTGGCAAGATAATCATCCGGACCCATCGTCGCGGCGAGCTGGCTTTTCGCCACCAGTGCGCCGGCCTGGACGTCGTCGGCCGAATAGGCCGGCGATTTCGGGATCCGGTAGGTATCGCGGAAATCGTAGCGGTTGCCGATCAGGTCGTTGAAGGCCTTGGTGGCGGCCTCCGGCGCCTGCAGGCCGTCACGCACGTATAGCGCAGCGAGCTTGTTGGCCATGGTGTAATAATCGCCGAAGTCGCGGTCCTTCTGGCGGCCGACCATGCTCTGCAGCAGCGGCGCCATCGCGGTGTTGAGATTGGTCTGGACGTCTTTCGCCTTGGTCTCGCTCTGCTCCTTGAGCAGCGCGGCCGGATTTTCTTCGGGTCCGAGATTGAGCAGCCGCGTCATCGCCGTGGTATCGGCGCCAGCGGCGATCGCGCGCACCACCGGGATCGCCTTGGGCGCGAGCTGGCGATAAACCAGCGGCCAGTTGTCGCCGTAGAGCGCGGCCTGGTCCTGCACCAGCTTGATCAAGCCGGTACGCGCGTTCGGATCGTCCGAGCTGGCGGCATGGGTGACCGCATCGTTGAACTTGCTGGCCATGGCGTCGGGCAGGATCTTGACGGCGTCGGGCGCGACGCCGGCCTTCTGCTGCTCGGAAACCGTCTTGTTGACGAAGTCGCGGGCGGCGGCCTGCTTGGCATCCGCCGGCGCGGTCGGGTCGGCCTGCACCTTGCTGAAGGCGCCATAGGCATCCTTAACGCTCGGAATGCGCGATATCGCGAACTGCGCCGGATCGTCGTCGCGTTCCTTGCGTACCTTCTGGATCGCGACCTGCAGCTGCGCCTGGCGCTTGTTCTGATCGGAGAAGCCCTCCTCGCCCGGCTTCGGATCGTAGCTCTTAACGAGGTCGTTCTGCTGCTGCGGGGTCAGCCGCGCGACCTGGCTAACATCGCTGCGCAGCTTCATGTCGAGCGTGTAGTCGGAATAGGCGTCCAGACCCTTCGTGCCGCCGAGCACCTTGATGAATTCGGCCTGCGAGACCGGCTGCTGCGCGGATCCGTTGCGGCCGGCTTCGGCGAGCGTGTCCTCTACCTTGGTCTGGAATGTCGACGTATCGGTCGCGGTCTGCTTGTCGATCCTTTCTTGCAGCATCTGCGCGACCTGACCTCGCAAGCCTGGCGGCAAGTTGCTGTAAATCGAATCATGCGCGCCGGCGCCCCCCATCCTGCCGTCAGCCCATTGGACCACGTGGCCGGCCAGCGAGTTGAGGACGGTCGGATTGGCGTCGACCATCGCCTGCGCCTTCTTCTCGCCGAGCGCAGCGGTCAAGGCGTCGATCGCCGGCATGGTCGGGTCGGCCTTGATCATCGCGGCCGCGCCACCGGGCCCGAGGAAGTGCGCCAGATATTGATTGCCTGCGGTGGCCTGGATGCCCTGCTTGGTCAGCGAGGCCACGTTCTCCTGGCGATAGGTGTCGGTCATCTGCCGCGCCAGCGTGGGATCGTTGCGCAGCGCGAGCAATTCGTCGTCGGTGCGGCCGTCGGCGAGGTCCGGCCGGTTGCGCTTGATCTCGTCGAGCCAGGTGCCGTCGACGAACTGGCCGGTCCCGGTAGCGCTCGACTTGCCATTCTGGCCGGTGCCTTCGATCTGCAGGATGCGGTTGGTGACGGCGTCACCGGATCCCGGCGCGGCCCGCACTTCGTTCAGGGCCCCTTGCGGATCCTGAGTGGTGATAGCGTTGGCTACTACGTATTGATGCGCGAAGGCCTGCTTCGCAGCCAGCGCCTCGGTCGGGCCGATCTCACCCTTCGCGACGCGCGCATCGATGTTGGCAATGCCGGCGTCGATATACTTGGCGCGTTCGACAGGATCGTCGATCGCGGTGGCCTGGTCGATGAGGGTATTGTTGGTCTGCGAAGTCCAGGCGCCGTTAGCATCGGACGCCATCTTCTGGGCCCGGCTTGTCATGCCTTCGACGCCCTGGGCGATCGAAACGTTGGTGCTCTGCAGGAAGGTCTGCCGCGCGCTGGGAGTGCTGATATTGGCGGCGGCTGCATCCCGCAGCTTGGTCGCCTGCTCCTGGTAGCGCGTCGGCAGTGTGGTGTAATCGGTATCCTGAGCCAGCGAGGTGCGAAGCTGGGTTTCCTTAGTCAAATAATCCGAATTCCAGCGCGCCAGCTCGAACCTCGACTGGGCTCCCGCGACCGCGCCGATATCTGTGCCGAGTTCGGAAATGCCTTTGCCGAGATTGGTCGCGCCCTGCGCGATCGCCGCGGCGCCGACGGCCGCGCCCGAAGCATCGGCCGCGCCGATGGCGCGATCGCCGGACACCGCGGGGGTGCGGCCCAGATCCTGTTCGCCGGGAAGGATTGCCATCAGCCGTAAGCGATGTAGGGGTTGCCGCCGGCACCACCGTAAGTCTTGAACATGCTGCCCGCGGTCGAGGCGATCGTGCCCGCGGCCGACAGATCCGCGGCGGTCTGCTTCTGCGACCCCTCGAGGGCTGCGACGTCGCCGCCGAAGCGCACGGCGTTGGCCTTGTTGAGCGTGCCGGTCATTTCGTTCTGCCCGTTGAAGACATCCATCAGCGCCTGGTTTTGCCCGCGCGCGCCGATCTGGCCGGCGTCGTTGAGCATCGAGCCGGTACCGGCGTTGAACCCCGATCCCGCAGCCTTTGCCACGAGCGTGCCCTGGGTCAGTTGCGTCTTTTCCCGGGTGTCGAGCATGGTGCGCTGGGACGCCGCGAGCTCGCCGGCGGCGTTCTCGGTGAGCTGGTCGGCTTGCGAATAGGCCGCCGCCTGCTGCAGCTTGCCGGCCTGCGCGGCCGCGCTGCCGCCGGCGATCGTGCCGGCCGCACTCATGCCGCCGCCGATCGCACTCACCGCCAGCGAGGCGCCCATCAAGGTGACCGGATCGGCCATGCTATCTAGCCTGCCAGACGTAAGCGGTGACGCCGTCGACGGTGGCGGCCTTGAAACCGAAATGCTCGAGCCAGCGCCGCGCGGGCGCCACGAGCTCGTCGGCGATCGCGACCACGCGCGGCTCGCCGGATTCGCGGATCAGCGCCATACCAGCGATGCCGGCGCGGTGCATCGCGACCGGGTAATTGCGGAAGTCCGGATGCAGCGCCATGAACGCGCCGACGATTCCGTTCGGCAGATAGCCGAGACCGCCCACGCCCAGCACGCGGTCACCGATGTGGGCCGTGATGGCGCGGATCCGGAACGGCAGCGGCACGCCGATCACATGCGGCAGGTCCGCAGCAACGGCCGGGCGGAGCGCGACCCTCACAGCTTCTCGTTGGTGGTTATCGAAATCACGGCGCCGGCGATCTTAACCGGATAAGGCGCCATCGCCATCATGCACAGGCGCGCGTCGGTATCCCACTCGCCAGGCGTCTCGAACGCCGGCTCGTCATATTCCGAATAGAGCATGTTGGGATCGACCGCGGCGTCGCTCTCCATGCCCGGCAGCGGGTCCAGCACGTCCATGCGCTGGCCGACCGTGACGCCCTTGACGTGCGCGTCGAACATCAGAAGGCCGACATGGTCGATCTTCTTTTTCTGGTTGATGGCGCTGCCGCCCTGGGCGGCATAGGCGAGCTTCGCCGACATGTAGGGTGCGGAGAAGCCGAAGCACGCCAGCAGATCGGTTTCGGTGCGGCCGTTCGGCAGCGTGATCTTGCCGCCGGACACCACGAGCGGGCCGATGCGCTGGGAGCCTGCGAACACTTCGGCCGGGTAGCCTTCATAGGCCGCCGGCACCGTCATCGTGTTGGTGGCGGCGCCGCTATAGACGCGATTGTCGCCGCCTAGCCCAGCCACAACAGTGGCGTGCCCCGCCGGTACCGTGGCAACGTCGGGCATCGTGAACGTGCCGCTGCCGTTGGTCGTGGCCGTGCCGAGGTAGGATCCATCCGCCCACACCCCGACCGTTGTGTTGGGCAGGTGCGCCAGTGTCATGGTCGTGACTGGCGCGCCCTGGTACACACCATGGCAGTCCAAGAGCTGGTTGAGGCTGCCACCGGTACAGTTGGCGCGCGGCGCGAACTTCTCCCGAAACCGCCGTGTCACGCCATTGATGGTTCGGCGCACGGTCAGGTAGACGAAGTTCTCGACCCCGGACGGCGCCGGCAGCACGCAGACATTCTCGATCACGCCAAGCGTCTGCACCCGCCACCACGCCACCACGTCGTCATCGGCATCGAATAGCAATGCTGCCGCCTGGCCGTCGCCCCGCGGCAGCCAGCACATGGTATCGGGCTGGCGCTGCACGGCGGTATCGACGAAGCCCGCGGCATAGATGTCGCTGTTGAGCCGGGTCAGATCCACGGTGGAATAGTCCATCTGCTGGGCGGTGAACTGCACCAGGTAGACCCGGCCGCCCTCGGACACGTAGACGCCACTCTTGTCGATCTTGAGCGGCTTGAGCCGCGCCGCGCCGTTGGTCGAACAGGCCTTGGTCGAGATATTAGTCGGCGTCAGCACCTCGTCGAAGGATGACGCCCGGATGCTCTCGACCGAGGTGTCGCGGCCGGCGAGCAGCCGCGTCAGCGGCAGCAGCCAGTTGACGCTGTCAACCGGGCCGGAGCCGAAGGTTTCGATGATGGCGCCGCCATCGCCGAGTGAGGCGCCCTGGCTATCCTGTTGCGCATAACCGGTGAAGCCATCCGGCTGGCTGTCCCACAGCGTCAGCGCGCCGGACCAGGCGAGCCGCCCCTCGAAGAACGACACTGAGCTCGGCCATCCGCCGGCGCTCGACCAGTCGCCGATCGCCCAGTTGTTGGTGGCCACCACGCTGGAGAGAGGTGTCACCAGGTCGACCAGCGCCTGCGTCGGCGAATTGACCTGATCTATTCGCGCCAGGCCATAGCCTCCGCCGGAAGCATTGCCGGAAGAAACAGCGGCGAAGCCGCTGGTGAAGTTGCCGCCCTTGAAGCCGACCCGCTCCCAGCAGATGACGTTATCAAGCACCGGGGACCCGGTAGTGCCCGTCGCTGAATTGATATTTCCCGTAAATCCGCTCACGGAGGTGGCGACGTCGGTGAAACCGCTGTCGGCACCGTCGTAGGATCGCTGCAGCGTCAATTGGCCGACATAGGTGCCGCTGATGAACCAGTTGTAGTCGCGGGCGACATCGCCGACGCCGGTGACCCGAACCGGCTTGGCGAAGGCGTTCTCGCCACCGAGCTGGCAGGCGTTCTGTTGCCCCAGCATGAACATCTGGAGCATCGCGCCGACATGACCGGGCAAGAAGACCGGCCGATCGGCCGTCACCAGCGCCTGACCGAACGCGGTGTCGGGCTTCAGGTTGACGTCGGAAATAAGCGGTTGCGAGAACGGCCCGTTTTGCGATTCGAAGACCGCGACCGACCAGCTGCGGGCGAACGGCCGGGGGCCGCGGCGCTCGATCTTGTATTGCTGGACACCATAGGCCGCGCAGAAAATGACGTCGCCGGACTGGTCGAAGCGAATGGTCGGCAGCGCCGCGGCGTTCCATGGCGTCGGAACCTCGAGCACGCCGGCGGGATCGATCGTGACGCTGAGGACCGCGCGCGGCGAGGCTTTAGTGGATTCGATCTGGATATAGAACCCGGCGCCCGGCGTGAACGAGAGCGAATGCCAACCGGTATCGAGCGAGGTTTCCGCCACCAGATCGACCGCGCCGGCGGTCGTCCCGACCCGCAGCGTAATCGGGCCGGCCTGGACCTGAACGCGCAGACCGTGCTCGACGCCCTGGTCGGCGGTCGCCACGGTGACATGTTGCTGCGCCTGCGCCAGTCCGCCGATCACGGGGCATTGCAACACCATATGGCCGCCGAACCCGACGCTGTTGCCGACCGTCGTGTTGGCGGTGGTCCAGGCGCCCGATCCCGTCATGGTGGGATCGCCGATCGCGGTCGAGACCGCCGGGCGCGTCAGCAGCACGTCGTTGATCTCGACCCGCATGACGGCTTGGGTGAGCTCGATCAGCGCGGTGTCGAACTTGGAGAATACGAACGGTACCATGGCGTTCGGCGCGTCGCCGAGCACGCCGTTGATGTGTTGCAGGCCGGGCCGCAGCATCATCGGACCGACCACCAGCGGCAGCCAGTTCAGCTGGCACTCGGCGGCGAGCCGTAGCCTCTCGTTATCGACGCGCGCCAGCGCCTGCTTACTGACCTCGCCGCGGTTGAACGAGAACATCGCGGCATTGGTGCGACCCATCAGGCGACTCCGACGCGTTGGCGCTCTTCAGCCTCGAGCAGCTCTATTTCGACAGCCAAGAATTCCTCATCGGTGACGTCGCAGGGCAACCGACCGCTGCTTACGACCGCCTGAATCGCGCGGCGCGAAGGCTGCCGCCGGCGCACGTCCCCGACCAGGTCAGCCAACGAAGCGCCGAAGGCGGAATTGGAAATGCGCTGACGCAGCTCCGGCGAGAGGTTGTCGAAGGCCGCCATCTCGCGATCCGCATAGGCCTTGTTCGAATCTGTCTCGGAAAGCACGCGCAGCGGCGCGAATGGCTGGACATTGAAGCGGTTGAACATCACCCGAAGCCGCCGCGTCCGGTGGGCCCGTTCCAGCCGACATAGCCGCGGCGGGACTTGGCCCAGGTGCCCATCGGGGCAAAGCCGGGCGGATCGTTCATGGCGTCCTTGCCGAGCGAATCCTTCTTGGCCTTCTTCAGCCGCGAGGTGATGCCCTCCGGGCCGTTGAGCAGCGTCTCGGAACCGGTGATGCGGCTGCAGGTCTGCGAGGCCAGCTCGAGCGCGTGGTATTTGGCGAACGTGGCAGGCCACGCGCCGAGATCCATGCCGTAAAGCGGATCGTTGGAATTGTAGCTGGCATAGAGCGGCGTGATGTTGGCGTACCAGTAACCCGCCTCTTCCTTCATCTGCAGCAGCGGGTTGTCGAACATCTCGTCGGCCGAGATCTGCACGGTGCGGATCCAGTCGTTCGGGATGGCGAAAGCGTAGAGATAGCCGAACGACGGTTCGACCGTGCTGGAGGCGTCGATCGAGACCGAGCGCTTGATGAACTTCCAGAAGCCGGCCTCGAGGGTCTCGGCGGTGACCTGGTCCCAAAAGGAATCGAGCACGCGCCGCGGCTCGCGGTTCTCCGATAGTGACGCAACGCGGCGCTCGCGCAGGTGACCCAGCGCGAGGTTGTATTGCGTTAGCTTGTCGGTCACGAGGCGAGCTGTCCCGGCCGCAGCAGCGTCGACGGTGCTGCCGTCTGCGCCATCAGTTGGTCCTGCAGCATGCCGGCGCCGAAATAGGCCGCCATGGTGCCCTGCCCGCTGCCGCCGAACATGATGTACGGCTTGCCATCCTGGCCGATCGCGATCACGGCCGCGGCGATGTAATCGCCCTTCTTGGCGCCGGCGAGCGCCTTGGCAAGGATATCGCAGCAGCGGTCGTTCACCCTCGACGGCTCCGGCCTGTCGTTGAGATCGCTCATGCCGCGATCTGCTTGACGTTCGCCGAAAGCCAGGCATTCGCCGTCTCCGGCGAGTTGAAGCCCTGCGCCACCACGCCGCGATCGCTGTTGCGGATCACGCGGTGGGCGGCCGGGCCGTCGACGAACTCGATCGAGAACGCCTTGTTGGCTGACGGCAGCACGCCGGAGGCCGGCCGCTCGATGCGCTTGAGCTCAGAGACCTGCGCCCAGTTCGGTCCCTTGGACCAGACATAGAGCTCAGCGTAATAGCTGCCCTCGGCCGGGCGCACCTCGATGATGTCGTTGGCGTTGAGCTTCGGCGCGATGTGCGCGAAGTAGCCGGGATCCAGCACGTCCTCATAAGCCGTCGAAGCCTCGGGGCGGACGGCATGGCGGTTCTGGACGAACTGGGCCTCGCTCCAGCGCGCGAGAATGAGTGGCTTGACGGCGCGCACTTCCACCTTCGGAGCTGCATCAGCGGTCTTGTCTTTCGCTGCCGGCGGCGTCGCGGGCGGCGTCTTGTCGTCTGGCTTGGCCATAGTTCTTCCCTTGGTTGCAGAAAGGAAAAAGGCCCCGGCATGAGCCGAGGCCTTCCTTTCAGTTGCGTGAAACGATCGCTCTTAGGTGATCGCGGTCGGCGCGGCGACGGTTGCCGCGGTCGCGCCGAGCGACGCCACCTGGTACCGCTTGTATTTCGGTCCCGTGGTGGCGATGACGTCGACGAGATCGCCGACCGCCATGCCCTTGGCGACGCCGTCGGCGAAGTAGCCGGCGCCGACGATGGTCGCGTCCGCATCGGCAGCCGTGGCGTATTTCCACACCTTGGCGGCCGTGCCCTCGAAGTCCTGGGTGACCAGGCTCAGCTTGGTGGAATCATATCCGGCCATGCTGGTTCTCCTCAGTTCTGGGTTGAAACGAAGCCGGCCCCAGCTCGCGCCAGGGCCGACAGGTTGATCGCGTCAGCCGTTGAAGTTACGAGCTGACGTAGGCCGAGCCGTCATGCTTCACAACGACGATGCCGCTGTTCTGCAGGACTTTCGAGCCCATGAAGATGGTGGTGCGTGCCCAGGAGTAATCCTGCTCCTCGTGATATCCGGCGAGGGCTTGCATGCCGCCGGAGTTCGCCGCGTGTCCGATGGACGCCCGGTGAAACGCGAAGCAGAGTTCGGTATTGGTGCCGGCACCGGAGATCTTCGGGTGGAAGATCCAGTTGAAGCCCCATTGCCGATAGTAGGTGCGGATCGCGCCGGCGAGGTTCTTCACCTCAACGTAGCCGCCCTTGGTCCATTCCGGGATCTGCCGCAGATAGGCGCGGAAGGCCGGCGAGGCCACGAAAAAGAGGTTGTCCTCTTCTTCCATGTCGACCTGGTTGTTGCCCAGGATAGTTTCGGCCTTGGTCACCAGCGCCAGCGAGGCGGTGACGCCGGCACCCGTGGTCAGCGTCGCGGTGGCGAGCTGGCCCAGGATGTCCTGGTCGATGGCGCGGTTGATCACCTTGCGGGACGTGTCCTGCATGATGCGTCGGCCATCGCCCTGGCTGGCGAAGATGTTGAACGAAGTACGCCGCACCAGGTCGTGGTTTTCCACGAGCGTTGCGGTGAACTGGTTGAGGTCGTCCGAGCGAGACGGGATGAGACCGTTCAAGCCGCGGGTGCGGGCGACCGCGCCGCCGGAGTCGGCTACAAGGAAGGTGGCCTGGTTGCCCTTGTATTCAGCTTCGGAGGTTACGGCGCTGCCAAGCAGGGACATACCCTGCTCGAAGCCCATGACCGCTTCCTGGCGGTATTGGACCTGGAATGCATTGTCGGACACTGAGGTGCTCCATGATTGAGCATTGCGAGTGCCTCCTTCGGGGTTGTCCGTTCGCAGAGCGCGCAAGGTTGTCCGCGCGCTGAACGCACGGGGCTGTTACGCAATCGATCGGGGCTTTTCGGATGCGGGTGAATTCCGCTGCCGAACCGGACCGCCTGAGGCGGGTTGTCGGAAGGCGCAGCGAGAAAGTGTTATGCCGCGGTGCTGCAGGCCTGCGGCCTCGCACTATTGTAAGGCCAGCGGCGAGCCGCTGATCATTTGCCTGGAGCTTCGCCCCAGCGCGGACTTCGAAGTTAACGGCCCTGCGGGCCGGGACGTGCGGCGACGAGCTCGCGATATTCCTGCTGCATCGCTGCAGCCTGCGGGCCGCGCCAGTAGGTGGACGTCCGATCGCCCATCAGCTTCTCGATCTCGCCAACGCGCGTATTGATCGCGGCGGCCTGCGTCGTGTTCGACAGGACCTGCGTCGTGATCGGCACGATCTTCCGGGCCTGGTCCGCCAGACCCTTGAGATAGACCGGATGGTCGGCGAGCAGCGTGCCGTCCTTCAGCCGGGCCTCGCTCAGCAGCGGCACGAAGCCGGCCGGGAACGTCGACGTCAGGAGGTTGCCTATCATCGTGGTGTTGCGCTTGTAGTCCGCATCACCCCATTCCTGCGTCAACGCGCTCACCGCATTGTCGTGGAACTGGCCGTCGGCGACCGCGCGCTGCTGGCGGACCTGGTCCTGCAGCTCGAAGTATTTGCCGATCACGCCGTTGAAGGCATCAGGCGGGATGTTGTTCTCGAGCGCTACGGCCGAGAGGGTCGCGATGATCGGCTTGTCGGCCTCGCCGAAGACCTGGCCGTTAGGCAACGCGACCTTGGCCACGTAACCATCCGTGTTCTCCGGAAGGTTGTTCTCCTTGCGCCAGGCGGTCTTCTGCTCCTCGGTGGCGTTCTCCGGCAGCGCCGTGCGGACCTGACCGGACGAGAGCTTCGCCTGCAGCTCGAGGTTCTGCTTGAAGATTGCGGCAGGATCCGCGAAGCGCTCCAGCTGGGTCAGCCGGCTCTTGTCGTCGCCGGCGATCTGCTGGCGCCAGTTTTCCGGCCAGACGCCGGGCTGAGGCGCAGGAGCTGGAGTTGGCGCCGGTGTCGGAGCCGGCCCGGGAGCAGGAGCAGGAGCCGGTGAAGGTGCCGGCGCCGGGCTTGGCGCGGGCGTGGGACTCGGTGCCGGCGTCGGGCCGGGAGAAGGTGCCGACGCGGGTGCAGGCGCTGGGGCCGGCGCCGGAGCCGGGCTGGGAGCGGGTGCAGGCGCGGGCGTCGGGATATCGGTCATGTTTCACCTTGCTGGGAGGATTCTGGTACCGCCGCGGCTGCGGTCTCGGCCGGCTCGTCCGGCATCGGCGGCGGAGCGCCGCGCGGATTGACCGGCCAGGGCCGGTTGACGATCTGGTTCTGCAGGGTCGCGCCGACCCAGCGCTTGCCTTCCGAGAAATCGGTGGCCCGCCTGCCCTCCTCGCCGCCGGCGGCGAAGGAAAGACCACGAACATTGCAGAGCTTGTCGACGATGGTGCGGAAGGCGATACGCTGCTGGTCCGGATTGGCGACGCCGTCATGAACGGCCTTGATCGAGGCGAGTTCGGTATTCGACAGCGGGACTTCGTCCCACGGTAATTTCGGTCGGCCTGGCTTGCTCACTGCTGGAGCATCCCGGCCTGTTTCATCATCTGCGCCGCGCGTCCGGCGCTCTCGCCGGCGCCCGCGAACTTGGTGGCGACGTCGGCGCCCGTGGCCATCTGCTGGGCTGCGGCCGCAGCCTGCTGCTGCGCGGCGGCCTGGTCCTTGATCGCCTTGACGTCGTCCTCGCTGCGCAACCAGTTGGCCGGTCCGCCGGTCGAGCCGAGCGTATCGCGCGTCGCGACGTCGACGTCGAAGTTGGCGCGGACGTTGGGATCGATCTGGGCGCCCTCGGCGACGATCTGAACGCTCTGCTGGAAGTAGCCGATCTTGGCGCGCTCGGCGGCCTGTTGCAGCGGCGAGTCGAATTCGAACCGCAGCTCCTGGCCGCGCAAGGCCTGTGGCATGTCGTAGGGCGAGCCGAACGCGCCCATATCGCGCGAGACGTCGAAGCTCTCGCTGCAGATTGCGGCGTTGTATTCGACCTCTACCGGCTCGAACAGCGGCAGCGCGCCGCGGATGAAGTCCTCATAGACCTTCTGCGTTTCGGTCGCCGTCATCTCCTTGGAGATGGTCGGCATGCCGATGCGGTTGCGGAAGAAGGCCTCGTCGAGCGCCTGGCTGATCTTGTCCTCGCGGTTGGCCGCGAACTGCAGACCTTCCGACTTCAGCGTCATCGGGCGCAGCACCTCGCCCTCGCGCTCGTCATAGTCGGCGTCGACCGTGGTGATGCCGCCGGCGTAGACGTTGACCGCGCCGTTGATGGCCTCGCCGACTGCGATCATCGGCGGGTCGACCACCTTCTGGCCGGCCTCAAGGATGGTGAGCGTGATCTCCTGCAGCATGCGCGCGTCGGGCAGGCCGTAGATCGCCGACGGCGAATAGGCGATCACGGAGTTGGAGACCGTAACCCAGCGCGGAATAATCGCCCGCATGGTGCGGGTCGGGACCTCCTCGAGAATGGTCTCGTTCTCGCAGTCGACATAGACCGAGATCCAGCCCAGGCCGCCGCGCTTGGCCTTCGGCATGTCGTAGTCGTCGGCCGGGATCAGCATGCGCCGGCATTTGATCTTGCGCAGCTTGTCCTTGGCGTTGGCGGCTTCCTTGATCTTAGGCGATAGCGCGTATTCGCCCTCGTTGTTCTTGAACAGCTCCAGCAGCGCCTGGGCTTCCGGATCCCACTTGAAGTCGACGCGGTTGATGGAGCGATCGACGCCCTCGCCCCAGGCGACGTCGCGCGGGTGCCAGCAACGGTAGATCAACCCGTCCATGAAGCGGTTGGGATCGATGGTGATGATGGCGTTACCGGTCAGGCAGAAGTCGCCGTCACCTTCTTTGGTGGAGCGCACGAACTGCGCGCGCGGGTCGTACATGATCCTGCGCTGAACCTCGCCGGCCCAGTCGAGCCAGCCACGCGAATCGGGAGCCTTGTTGATCTTCTCGCTATGGGTGCGCGGATGGAACCATTGCTGGTCGCGCGGCCGCAGCATGCCGGATAGCGAATTCTGCAGCTCGCGGAACGCCATCGCCGGCCGGCCCGTCATCAGGAACGAGGCGAACTCCTCCGACGGCGAGCGCACACGAGTGAAGTCGGCACGCATGACATGGAAATTCTCGGCCAGCGTCTGCCAGAGCGGCAGAATGAGGTCGTGGTCGGAGAAGCGCTTGTCGCCCTGCCCCATGATGTCGCGAACGCGCTGGCGCATGCGCTAGCGGGCTTTCGTGAACACAAAGGACCGATCGGGATAGACCGCCGGCGGCCATTCGCCGTCGGCCCATTTGATGGTGTCGAGATCGGTGTCGTCGACGCGCTCGTCCTCGAATGTGGTGCCGCTGGGAACGTCGACTGGCCTGACACGCTTGTTGCCAGGGCTCACGCGGGCCATGCCCTGGGCGTCGATGAAGTAGCGAATCTCGTCGGGCTCGGCCGCCCCGGCGATCGGCGCCGGCGCCGCGTTGGGCTTGAGGATGGCCGGCATTTCGGTTGGCCCTCCAAGGGCGCCGCTGAAGAGCTGCGGCGGGTCGTTGTCGATGAAGATCTGCATCTCGACGCCGAAGGCGCCGTCGAAGGCCATGGCGACCTGGCGAAGCCAGTTCACGCGCAGCGCGCGACTGAAACCGCTGCCCTCGGCCGGGATCTTCGCTATCAGCGCAGCGATGACGGGATCACGTTTGACGGCAGCTGGCCGAACGCGCTTCGGCTTCGGAGCGCTCAAGAGCTCGCACCCAACTTTGCGGATCCGTAGCTCGACCCCCCACCGGCGCCGGCGCCGGCGACAGCGGACGAAAGGATCGTTGAGGAGCGGCCCGCCCGGCCCATCGCGTCCTGCTCGGCCTTCACCTTGGCCGCCAGCGCGGCGGGCGACTGCGGATCCGGCATGGTCGGCGGCGGTATGACCGCCGGCGCCACGGGCGCCGGCGCGGACGATCCAAACATAGAGCTCACTTGCGATGTCCTTTCATGCGGGCAAAGCCGAGGTTGACGGGATGATCGGACAGCTCGCGCGCGACCTCGTCGTCGACGGCGGCGTTGATGTCCTGGTCGGCGCTGCGATCCTGCGGAAGACGATGGTCGAGCTGGCGCTGACGCTTGCGCATCGAATAGGGAAGTCGCTCGGGTTGATCGTTCACCGCAGGCGCCCCGACTTCTGTTTGGCGTAACCAAGATTGGCCTTGATGCCGCCGGCATGCGCGTTGCGCCGGGCCTCGCGCGCCACCGCGATGTCGCCCTCGGAGACACACATCACGACGGCGTCGCCCTTGTCCGGCGATCGGCCGAGCTTCTTCTTGGTCTTCTCTTTGTCCTCGAGCAGGATTCCGCCCGTGGTGTTGATCCATTTGTAGCTGGCGAGATCGGCCTTCAGCTCGGCGTCGGGCGGCAGAGCGATCACCGAACCGCCCTCCTGTTCCGGATCCAGCGCCTCGCGCAGGCGCCAGGTGGCCTCGGCCCGCTTGTTGCGAAAGCCGAGCTTGCCGTCGCGCGTCTTGGCGGTGGAATCGACGACGCCATTGAAGGCGACGACGGGAATGCCGTTATCCTTCAGGGCGATCAGGGCGTCACCGCCCCAGCCGCCGCCGAGATCCACGATGACCGGACAGCGATCGCGGCGATGTTTCACCACGGATGCCGCCGTGAGCCGGCCGGTTTTGTCGACGACTCGCTCGGCCTCGAGCGGCGCGAACCAGCCGCCATAGCGAAAGGCGATCACGCGCTGATCGCCGCCACCAGGCGCGACGTCGACGGCCATCGCGGTCATTTGATAGCCGCGCGGTGGCGTCGGGTTCCAGCGTTGCTGTGCCGCCTCGATCCAGCCGGTCGGAATGACCTGCCAGTCGTCGTCCTTCTGGCCGACGCTGAAATCGCCGTCGCGGTAGGCGCGGCGCAGTTCGTCCGGCAATGACGCGAGAACCGAGCCGTAATTGGTGCGCGCCAGATCCGGATTGTCGGACAGCGCTGCGGGTATGTAGGTCCTCGAGCGCGCCATGATAGGCTCGCGCTCGCCTTCGATGACATGCGGACCAGGTCCGTCGACCTCGGTGTCGACGCCGTTGATCGTGGTGTACCAGCGCAGCTCGCCCGGCAGCGCCGGATTGGGGTGCAGCGGATCGAGCCAGGCGCCCCAGTATTTGATGACCCAGAGGCCCGCGGCCGTGGTCGGCGGGTTCGAGGTGACCAGAACCCGGCAGCGTTGGCCTGCGATCGCCGACCGGTTCCAGCCAATGATGAAGCGAAACTGCGACTCGAGAAAGTCCGAGCCTTCGTCAAACACGATCAGATCGTGCGGATCGCCCTTATAGCGCTGCTTGTCGTCTTCCTGCTCGCAGCCGCCGAACTCGACCAGGCGATTGCCGAGCTTCCAGCGCTGCAGCTGCCCGTTGTAGCCGTTGCGATGGCCGACAATCTCGGCGAGCCGCTCAACGAGCTTGACCGCATCCTTGTTGATACGACGAAGAATGAGCGAGCGGCGATGCTCGGTGATGGAGAGCCCGATCGCGAGATCGGTCTTTCCGCCGCCGGCCTGGCCGCCGTAGAACGTCTCGTCAGCCAGGCTGAAATGCGCCCCGGACTGCGGTCCAACATTCGGCACCCACAGCCGGCCGGCCGTGGCCAGCATCGCATCCTTTTGCAGCGCCGCCTTCTTGTCCGGTGGCAGCGCCTTGACGCGCCCGAGCAGATCCTCGAGCGCGCTGGTCAAGGTCCGCCGATTACGCCGTGGTCAGCGGCGCCGAGATCACGACGCGGCCGCTCGGCAGCTTGACGCCGAGATAGGCCACCTCATGGGCGGTATCGGTCCAGGTCCCACTCCACAGTCCGGCGGCGTTGGTCTGGACCTTGAAAACCTTCTTGGCCACCAGCGCCAGCGAGGCGCCGGCAGTGGTGTCGTCGGCGATGCCGGTCGAGCCGCCGGTCGCGGCGAAGCCGGCGCCGAGCGCATCGGCGAACAGCAGGAACTCGATCGACTTGATCACGCTGATCAGATTGCCGTTCGCCGTCTTCAACTGCACCGTCACGACGCGCGGGCTAGTCTGAGAGGCCGCAATGGCGATCACGGCATCAACCGCGGGACTTGAGATTTCAATCTCGTTGCTCACGAGCTGATCGTCGACGCCGAGGCCGAAGCGACGGCCGTGGATAGATGTACGCATGGTAGTCATGGCTAACTCCCGTTGCTGTTTGCATTTGCTGTGGAGGTTGCCGCGGGACCGCGCGGCGCGGCTTTACCTCAGGCGAGGTAGAAGCTGGCTGTGACGATGCAGACGCCGGCGCTGATCACGCTGAGCACGGTCGCGCCCGGCGGCACCTTGCGCCACTCGGCATCGCACTGGACCTTGATCAGCTCGCAGGCGGTGCCGTCGTCGGTATCGACGGGCACGGAAGCCGCACCGGCGAAGCTGTAATAGAAGTCGGCATTACCCGCGAGGCGCACATACGACGCGATGCCAAGAGCAGCTCCGGCAGCACTGACGCCGGCGGGAATAGTGATGTTCTCCGCGGTATTGGCCGCCAGCACGCGCGCCGAGACATAGGCTGGCGGATCGACCGGATTGCCACCGGGCTCGTTGAAATCAACGGCGGTGAGGCGATTGGGGACGTTCGTCATGGCTTCACCTTCTTCGATTTGGATTTAACGGGTTTGGCCGCCGGTACTGCTGGCCGCGGCGCCCTCGCCGCCCGCTCCAGCGCGAACGCGATGCGGCGGCCGAGCTCGAGCTCGGAGACCTCTTCCTGCTTGGTCTCGATCGGGCCGCCGTCCTTGCCGGTCAGCTCGATCTTGTCCTTGAAGGCGCCAAGATGCTTGCCGATATCGACCAGTGCCGCGCGCTTGTCGTACAGCCTGAACTTCGTCTTGCGGACGATTGTCGGCAGCTCTTCATCCGTGGCGCCTGGCTCGACCTCTTCCTCGCAGGTGACTTCCTGCAGCGCGGCCATCTGATCGGACGAAAGCCCGTTGAGCCGCAGCCGCGGCACACCGTCATCACCGGCGCGGAAATAGTTTTCCATGTTGGCGAAGCCGAGCTTGGCGAGCTCGGCGACCACGTTCTCGACCGTGATCGCGACCTTCTCCGAAACGACCCTCGCGACGCCGGCCGTCAGAAAATCAAGACGGGCTCTAAAATCAGCATTTTTGAGCAAACGACTAAAGGCCGTCTTGGCCGCCGCTTCGCTCGAATTGCGATAAACGCCGATGTAGCAGCGGTAACCGACACGTTCGGGGTCGGCAAAATACTTTTGCAGAACGGCTTCGTGCTTAGCATTTCGCAGCGGTTTTCCAGCAATTTCAGCAGACATCAGCAGCCGAGCAGTTCGTCAACCAGGCCGCCGAACAGCACCTTTTCGATGATACGCGCGGCGAGTGCGTCCGGATGTAGGCGCCGGCGGTCCGCTTCGGCCTGCAGCTCGGCATAAGGAACCGCCTGCAACCAGGCGTGAGCGACATGGGTTCGCCGCGGCGTAACGAAGGCCGGCACTTCAGCTGCGGCCGCGTCCATCGTCACCTCGAAATGAAAAGAGGCCGCCGAACGGCGACCTCTTCAATTGAACGCGGCGCGTTGAGCGTCAGCGTTTGCGCTTTGCCGCTGGCGTTCGTCGCGCCGATGCCATTTTCGCCGTCTTGCGTACCGGCGCCTTGCGCGCGGTCGCGGTCTTCTTCTTGGCCGCTGCCATGTGACCTCCTCTGTTGCCGCGGGCAAATCACCCGCGCAGAGAGGGAATCACGGCCGAGTCGGCTGGTCAAATCCTGGTGTCCGGGAAGAGCGATTATCGGACGCCAGCCGGCACTAGACGTCCAACGGCCGGCGATCTCGATGGACCCGCTGGATATGCAGCAACTCTCCGCAGCGTGCGCATTCGCTCGCCCGAAACCAGCGTGCACCCGAGCAGTGACGGGACCAAGAGTCCGGAACGCGTTGCCACAACGAGAACACCGGGTGATGGCCGGCCAGGTAGCAGACGAACCGCCTTATGATCTTCACAGAAAATCCTCGCCGGCGTGATCGTCGAACGCCGCCTCGCGGCGATCGTAGCCCTTCAGCGTGTCGACCTTCACATGCCGCGTGATGCCCATGATCTTGAGCACATCGACCTTGCGATCGAGCGACGTGGTGACGAAACCGGCGCGCAGCGAGTGCCCTGAGAAGACACTCTCATCGATGCCGGCGGCCGCAACGGCGCGTTTCACGATGCGGGCGACCGAACGATCGGAGAGTCTCTGCGCGCCGAGCCGGCCGTGGCGATCGACTTCGCGGAACAGGGGGCCGTCCGTGATGCCGCTCGCCTGCAGCCAGGCCTCGAGCGCGTCCACAGGCTTGAGCCCACGGCCGCGCGGTACCGGAATTTTGACGCCCTTGCCGTCCTGGTCGGTCTTGGTCTGGCCGAGCTCGAGCATCATGCCCTTCGGGCGGAATTCGACGTCGTTGACATTTAAGTCAACAAGCTCGGAACGGCGCAGGGCCGCGGCGAAGCCGACCAGCAGGATCGCGCGATCGCGGATCCCGGCGAGGCCGGCCGGCAGCGCATCGATGACCGACCGCAGCACCTCGGCGGTGGCCGGCGCCTTCTTGACCTGGCGCTTGCCGATGCTGCGGCGAATCCCGCGCATCACAGCCTTGACGCCTTCGGAGTTGGTCGGCGGCTCGAGGCCGGCCGCCTTGTGGATCGACCGGATCGCGGCGACCCGCCGCTCGATGGTCGAGGCCTTCAGCCCGCCGTCGGCGAGCTGGGCCAGGTAGCGGGCGACATCGATGGGCGTCGCCGGGAGGGGGGCACAACCGGCGACGCCGCACGAGGTCGTAAAGTCGGCCCAATCGGCCGCATACGCGCGCCTGGTGTTTTGGGATTTCTCGGCCGCGAGATAGGATCGGACCGAGGCCATCGGATCGACGAGCTCGGTCGACATGTTTTTGGCCCTCAAATGAGGGGAAGAAAATGGACAAGCGCTGGCATCTGCAGCTCTACCCGGGCGCGCCCTATGCCAGTGAGTGGCCGGAAATGCCGCGCGAGAGGTTCACTTCGGAGCCCGAGGCGCGCGCGGCAGCCCTTAACTTTTCGCGATCCTGGTCCGCTGGCGGCTACAACGAGGAAGACGACACCTATTGGGCGAGAGAGGATGTCGATGACCTTCATCGCCTTACGAAGTTCACTGTCGAACGTACCGACGCTGACGCCCGTTAAGGGCGGTTATCGGACGCCAGAAGGTACCTTCGTCACGAAGACACCTTGCGCCGTCAATGCGCCAGGAATGCTGCCCGCCGGGTCAGCACCAGCACGGTGCGCCCCTCGATGTGGCGCACCTCGCGTCCGGGACCGATGCCGGTCGATTGAGCCAGCCGCTCGGCGATCGGCGCCTTGATCTTCGGCTTCCGGCCGGATCTGACCCGCGCCGCGATCGATCGCGCCCGTGAGGCGAGCTCGGAGCGGTCCTCGTGGAAGGCGTGCGGATTATGGTTCGATGGCGGCTTCATGCACGCGATCGAGCGCGCCAGCGCAACGAGCTCGTCAGCGATGTCGTTGTCGATCATCGAAAGCCGAGCTGCCAGCCAATGGTCTGAAGCCACATTCTCCAGCTAAGCCCGACGACCATCTGCGACGTCGGACTAAGCGGCTCGAACCCGAGCAGCCGCAGGACGCGCTGGTTGCGTATCGTGATCACATGATACCCCCCGGAATGCGAAAAGCCCGGCGAACCATTCAAGGCTCCCGGGCACAGATCTCTATTTTGCATTTCGATACTGCTTCGACTTCCGCCGTTCCGTCAATCCGAAATGCTGCCGCAGGATCTCCAGACCGCGAACAAGGTAAACGAGTTCTTCCGGCGCGATAGGCGCCTGATGGACCGCCACGCTGGTCACCGCCTTGACGATGCGGCGCCGATCGGCGGCGATCGGAATGTAGGTTTCGTCATGGCGCAGGCGCCGGGCCTCGGCGATCGCGGTGCGCAACGGCGCCGGCAGGTCCTCGAGGCCGGCCTCGAGATCGATCCGCGCGCCGCCGGCCAGCGCCTCATAGGCGTTGGTGTAACGCCGCCGGCGCCCGAAACACGCACACTCGCTGGTGTCGAGCGCGCACAGCAGATCCGCCTGGCAGGCCGATTTCTGTCCGGACCCGGAGGTGCCGCCTGGCGCCTCGATCACGCTGAGATAGGCGCCGACGACCTGGGCGAACATATTGCCGGCGTCGTAGCGGTCGCGCGCAGCGGCCGCGTCGCGATCCTGCTTTGCCGCCAGCCTGCCCGAAAGCCACAGCCGGCCGATCGGCGATTCCGCCTCCTCGCCGGCCGAGGCCTTCTTCAGCTCGATATAGTCGCAGCCTGCGGCGCGCATCTCGTGCGCCAGCGCGCGGCGGTGCGGCTGGCGCGATGTCCTGACGCGGTCGTCGGGTTGATGTTCCCTCTTCAGTTGCCCGCCTGGATGCCGTGTTCCGGATTTTCTCTTGCGGCCAGCGCGCGACATTCTAAAGACCCCGACTTCCCGGCGCGAATTGATCCGCGCCACCTCCCCACCAGCCTCACGCGCGGCGCCCTCCGGACACCACGGCGAGATCTGGCGGCGGTTTTTCCTGTTTCGGAAAATGCGGATCCAGCGACGTCGGCGAAAACGCGATGTCGGCCCCGACGATGATGCACCACGAGTCGGCGCCGGCCGGACGGCCGGGCGTCGACAACATGGCGGCGATCGACAGCGGCGGCCGGCCGCGGCAGCTCACCCGCAGGAGCCGGGCGGCGTGTTCAAATACCGATTCGCGGGAGGGGCCGACGATCTCGACCAGCGGGAAGGTGGCGTGCAGCAGGCAGCCTTCGGCCGACGGCTGATGGCTGCCCGAATCGACGTGGGTGCCGGCCGGCAGCAAAAACGAAAGGCGATATAAACCGGGGTGGCAACGCATGACTGTAACCCCTTGGCGACAAAGGGTTAGGCTAGACCGGTTTGCAAGCCGTTAACGCAGGGGTGACCGAAACGCGGTCGTGGGGTCGATGGTGACTGCCTGCAGCAGCCGCGCGACGTCGTCGGGCCGGGCGATCTCGTCGAAGGGCGCGAAGGTGTTGACCAGGAAGCGGCCGTCGGGTCGGTCGCCGATCACGATCGCCGCCACCGCGTGCCGGCTGAAGCAGTCGGAGCAGCGCGTCAGGATGCGGGCGCGGATCAGCACCAGCTCGCCTGCCTCATAGCTGTAAAGGGGCAATCGATCCCTCCCCGCTGCCGGAGGGCATCTTAAGTTCGTTGCAAAATAAAGCAATTACAATTGCTTAGACGTATTGTTTCACGTGAATCATTATCCCGGGCGAAAACCGGGCGTCAGAACAGCGCGGCTAGGTCATCGACGCTGGATTCGAGCTGATCCGCGATCTGGTCGTTACCGTCGGCCAGCATGTGCAGCGCCTCGAAAAACGACGTCGCCGGCGCTGGCGCGGCGCCTGCCGGGTCGACCGGCGGCCGGGGGCCCTTGCTGGGCGCGATCGATCCCCGCACCCCGTCCAGCCGCTTCCGGAGCCGGTTGAAGCGGTTGCACTGCGCCAGCATCCGCTCCAGCAGCACCTGGGCCTCGGACTTTTGCGGGGCGCCCGGCCCGGCCGCGTCGGTCTCGCTCATCGCGCGCTCCTTTCCAAGTTTTCCACAGCGTAACGCGTCACGCCGCGACGGTCGTGACGGCTGACCATCAGCCGCTTCGCTTCAGGCCGACCGGCGGCAGCGGCAGCCGCGGTCCCTCGGCATCCAGCTTGCGCCGGCCGATCTGGTTCTCGATCACGGTCTGGAACGCCTCGCCGATCGCGCTGGTGCCGACGGCGCCGAGGATGATTGCCATCAGCGCGGCGAGATCGCCCTCGACGCCGGCGGTCCAGCGCTCCAGCAGGGTGCGGGCCCGCGGCGCGAGAGACTGCATCCGCGCCGTGACAAGCTTCAGGCCCTCGGTCTCGAGCCAGAGCTGCGCCTGGCCGAAGCCCACGACGTTCACACCCCCATCGGGGAAAAATCCGGAGCCGACCTCTTCCCCTGCCGAGCCGCTTTCTTCTTTTCCCGGCAGATCTTGTTTTATGATCTGCTCTGATCTGGTCGTGACGGTCACGGAGTCACGGCGTGACGCACCTGTGGATAAGCCGGCCCAGGCATTCATCAGCGCTTTCGGCTCCCGGCTGTCCTTCAGCGCTAGTTCGCGCTCGGCCCGCTGCTGCTCGGTGATGAAACCCTGGCGCGCCGCGGCCGCGAGCTGCTTCATGCCCTTCTTGCGATCCCGCGCCCGCTGCTGTCGATCAGCGGCCGTGTCGTCGACGATGTCGGGATTGCGGTCCCAGAAGCTGACGATCTGGTCCTGGTCGATCCAACCGATGTCGGAAGCCTCGAGCTCGGCGTAGATACGCCCGATCGTGTCGGCATCGACATTCCAGCGCGCCGCCAGCCCTCCGGCCGAGAAATCGCCTACATGCCCGCGCGGCCGCGAGCGGTTGGCGTGGTTCTCGAGTCGGATCAGCACCGCCTCGACCAGCGGCAGCGGCGCATTGGCGCGCTTGGCCACCAGCGACCATCGGAAGTCGTCGAGCAGGTCGGTGTGCAGGCGGCTCCAGGTGAACCGTCTCAGCGTCGGCTTCTTCAGCCCGGGCGCGCGTTCCAGCGCCGCATCGGCCGCGGCCCGCATATTGGAGATGTTCTGCAGGGCACTGATGCGGGTCATACTGTGGCTCCCGTTGCCGTCGTCACCGACGCATCGAACTTGCCGGCCTCGAAGCCCCAGGTGTCCCAGCCCGGCCGCGAGGTACGCGAGAACAGCTCGGCACGACGGGCGCCGGGCATCCACTGCTCGCACCACCGAAAGGCCTCGTCCGGCTTCTCGGAGTGCCCACGGCGTAGCCCGTCGAAGATGTTGCGGCTGGACTTGGCGTTCTTGGGGTTACCAAACACTGCCAGGATGAACGGCTCGCAAGCGGAACGCGCGCGATAGCCGGGTCCGAACGCCACCTTGCCGTGAACGGTCATCTTGCGCCAGACGCCGCCGGTGACGGCGCGCGCGCCCCACGCCTTGATGCACTCTCCGATCGGCGATCGAGATGCGTCGGCATCGGCGAAGTGCCGCTTGGGATCGCCGCCGTAGAGCATATGTGGCCACACGCCCCACACGAACAGACCGCAGCGCGGCGCCGCGAGCTGTCCAACCGGAAGTGCCGCGATCTGCTCGAAGCTCATCGAGCCGTAGTGCCGGGCGTGGCTCTTGCCCTCGCCCTTCGCCGAGCGCATTTCCGTCGGCCATGGTGGGTCGATCATGATCAGCTCATAGCTGAACGGTTTCAGCGCGCCGAATGGCCACTTGCTCGAGTCACCGCAAAATCGCTCCCGGACGGTCTCACCGCGAACGTCGAACGGATGGCCTGCGCCCTCGCTCATGATGGATGCACGATCGCCGAGAAGCTGACGCCGCCGGCCAGCGCCAGACCGAACGCTATCCAGAAGGTCGCGCGGTCGATCGGGTCGAGGCCGGCGAAATATTGGGCGAAGGCGGTGCGCCGCCAGCGATCGAGCAGGAAATGCATTGCGGTTTCAGCCACTTCGGGGGATGGGAACGCGGACGCGACGCAACTCAAAAACTTATCCACAGGGCCGCAAAAGCCGCCGATCAGTTATCCACAAGCCCCGAAACGCGATTCGACTCTCGCTTCGGCGAGTCGCCAGCTGCGCGCATGTACACCAACGCTCCCGCACCGCGAGTCATGCCGCCACCGTCCGCTTCTGCAGCGCGATCAGCGCCGTCAGCGCCTGCTTGCGCTCGGCCGGCGTCACCTGGCCCCACAGCTCCGGCGCCGCGCTCAGCCCTTTCTTGTGCAGGGCGAACGTCATCAGCAAGAAATAGCCCTTCGGAAAGTTGCGCAGCCGCTTCCAGTTCTCGACCGCGCCATATTCGGCGCCGGTCAGCAGCGAGACGCCGCGGATGCCGCCGAGCGCGGCCGTCACCTCTTCCTTGGTCGTCAGCTCGTTCGAATCGGAGGACCGCCTAGCCATGATTCCCGATATACCAAGTTTTTTGGTTGGACAACGGGCCAAGCATGTTTGTTAGCCCCGAATCTCCCGGGCGGGCACCATCCGCCGCCATGGCGACAAAGAAATCCAAGGCCGGAAAACCGAAGCCGGCGACCGACGAAGGCCAGGCCGAGCGCCTGGTGCGCCTGCGCGAGGCGCTGGGTTATCCAACCGCCACGGCCTTCGCGAAATTCCTCGACGTCGGCCAGCAGCGCTGGGCCAATTTCGAAAACGGCTTCCCGCTGAGCCGGGAGATCATCATCCGGCTCGTCCAGAGCGTCCCCGGACTGACCAGCGACTGGCTCTATTTCGGCAAGTCCGGCGGGTTGCCGGTCGATCTCGCCCGCCTGCTCGGCGAGCTCGGCCCTCCGGGGAAGCGCACCACGGACTGACCGTCCGGCGGCGGCGCTGGATCCGGCGGGTTTTCAAAAAAGAACCCGACCAACTGTTCAACGCAATCTAATATCGCCCACGCATCCTCTGGTTCTTCCGGCAGCTGCGAAGCAATCTGCAGCGCCTGTCGCCGGTGCCAGCCCCTTTTTGGATCCACGACCATTAAATCCCCGCATTCCCAACACGCAAAACAAGGCCGACCTTCCACCTGCGGTTGACGCTAACCTAGCGACATTTTCGGGGTGCGCGACTGAACACCAAATAAATTGGTGGACGCGTCTTGAGATACCAAAAAACTTGGTATAGCGTTTGAGTCGCGCGACGTTGAGTCGTGTGGCCGGGCGTCATCCCGGTCTCTCCCGAGACTGCGCGGGCCGGACAACCTGGCCAGCCCCGGAACCCGACCCGCGCATTTTCCAACGCTCATGAGGGAAGCCATGGCGTACGAACCTCTCTTCGGCTCAGTCCAGCGCGAGCAGGTGTGGCAGCTCGAATGCCTCGCCTCTCACAGGTGCGGCCGCGGCCAGTATCCGATCTGCCCGCATTGCGATCTGCCGGTCACGCCCGATCAATCGTGGGATCGCGTGCACATCACCGTGCCGCGCACCTTCGGCGGCAAGTCGGTCGGCGTCGGCCACCGCCTCTGCAATCAGCGAGACAATAATCTTGTTGTGACGCCCACGGCCGCGAAGGCCAAGCGCGTCTACCAGAAGTTCGTCGGCATCAAGGGCCCCGGCCTCGGCCGATCGCCGATGCGCTGCGGGCGACGGTCGCGCGAGCGCAAGACGATGCAGCACGGCGTGCAGCCGCGGCAGACGCTCGGCGAACGCCATCGCGACTTCCTGCGCCGCCGCTACTTCGTCGAGGTCGAGGATTTTTCCGAGCCGCTCGAGGTGCAGCCGTGAGCGAGCGCCTCGAGCCCGCGGCGAACCGCGGCGACCACATCGGCGTCCATCCGGGCGGCACGCTGGTCTACGTTTTGATGTCAAGGCGCGACGAGTTCGACATGCTCGCGGCGCCGGTGACCGACCACGGTGAGAACGAGACCGGCCACGTTCTTTCGAAGAACGTCGAAGGCGGCGGCATCTACGTCGTGTTTCAGTATTGGCTCAAGCAGCGCACCATCGAAGCGATCGCGGCGGACAATGCAGCGCGCAAAGCCGGCGGAGCGCAGCCATGATCCGCGCGTTTTGCTATCCGTCCGGCCTGATCGAGTTCGGCCGCAGCATTCCGAAGGGCGCGAAGATCATCGCGCGCGGGCCGGAGCAGGAGCTGCGCGACTTCATCGCCGCCAAGGCCCGCTGCTATGGGCACCTCAGGTCGCTGCTGGTCCCCGGTGTGCCCGAGGCCGACAACGCGATCGCGGCGAGCGATGCGCTCAAGCGCTGGACGACATGGATCGCGATCGGCGCGCCGAAGGGCGTGCGGGTGCTGTCGTCATGAGCAGCGCCTCCGCCGCCCTCAAGACCGCGCGCGCCGAATCCTGCCTGCGCGAAATCCTGCGGGTCGCCAGCGCGGGACAGATCAGCATCGGCACCGCCGGCGTCCTCATCAACGGCGTTCACGATCGCGCGGCGCTGCTGACGGCACTGCGCGAGATCAAGGTCAAGGCGATCGAGGCCGAAGTGCTGCTGCGCTCGATCGAGACACGAGAGGTTTTGTCGTCATGAAGAAGTTTGCGGGGGTAGCTCAGCCGGTAGAGCGCCGTGGTGTTTCCCACTCGGAGGTCGCGCGTTCAAATCTCGCTCCCCGCTCCATTCACCAGGCCCTCGCCGCGGGCCTCAAGATCGATCCCGCCGCGCGCAAGCTCGGCGCCGGCGATGGCAACGCCGGCATGTTCCGGCTGTCGGTCGACGACATCCTCGGCCGCAGCGACGAAACCCTCGACGTCCTGGCGTATCTCGGCGGCTGGCTCGAGGGCCAGCAGGCCAAACGAAGGAGGGGCTGACATGCGTTGCATCGCTTGCGGCTGCACCGAAGATCGCGCCTGCCCCGGCGGCTGCAGCTGGGTCGATGTCAATCCGCCGAAATGCTCGGCCTGTTTCGACGAGGACGGCGAGCCGCTGGATGCCGGAATTCTTGAACAAGGCTCCGACAGCGGCCTCTACGGCGCCGAGCGCTGCCCGGCCTCGCCGACAGGCAGCCCGCACACGCCGATCTGGATCAGCGACGCCATGGGCTACTGCGCCCGCTGCCGCTGCGGATTCCAGACGTGACCGGTGAGCGCGAAAAGCTGCAGGCCTGCGTCCGCGCGGCGACCGATTGCGCGCCGCTGATCGTGCGCGGCGTCGTCAACGCCACGCATGCCTCGCGGCCGCTGTCCTGGCGCCAGCACCAGCTCAACCTCGCCATCCGCCGCGCCCGCGAGCTGCTCGACGATCTCGTGACCCAGCAGACCGCGCTCGGCTGGCGCGACCGGGAAGGCGACGCGGCATGAGCGCGCCCGACTTCCGGAAAAAGCCGTGGACGCACCCGGCGGTCTGGCCCGGTCACATGGTCAAGATGACGCGCGATTACCCTGCCGGCGTCGCCGTCAGCGTGGCGACCTGCGAGTGCGGCTGGGTGGTCTGCGCCAGGGTCAGCGGTGCCGGTCATGTCGCGCAGGATGATGCCGTGCACGAGCATTGGCTCGACGTCATCGCCGAAGTCGAGGCTGTGCCGGCATGAACAAGCCTCGCCGGAAATATAGCCGCACGCCCGGCGCGTTCTATCCTCGACGCTGGTCGGTGGAGAACGCGATGAAGCTGACCCGTGCGCGTGCTCTAAAGATCCAGGGGCTTTTCGACGAGATTGGCGCGCTGTGGGGCGACGAGGACGATTATTTCATGCGTCAGGTCGACATCTTGAAGGCAGGCGTCAACGAGACGCTCGAGGGCCTTATCAAAGGTCACGAGGAGATTGCCGAGCAGCGGCAGCGCGATCGCGAGGCTGCTCAATGATCTTGAAAAAGGAAACGACCGGCTTCGTCCGCGGCGGGATGCTTTTCCTTGAGCCGCCCTGGAAGTGGCGGGTTTGGCAACGGGACATTTGGAGCTGCTGCCCATGAGCATGCGCTACAAGCTCCCGCCAGGAGGCGACTGTCCGCCGATCGCCGCGGCGCGGGTGATGTGGCTGACGATCGAGGCGTTCCAGGAGAAGCTGCCGGCGCTGCTCGAGCGCAAGTTTCCGCCGCCGGATCCGACCACCGGCAACTTCGACATGGATGCCATCAACGCCTGGCGCCGGTCGCGTTATCCACACCTGTTCCGCGAAGATTTGACTCCCGCCCCCACCGCGCGCAACGCTGACGATGTTGTGCGCAGCCGGCTGGCGGGGGCCCGGAGTGGGTGACGTGAACATTTCGTTCTACACGACGCGCCAGCGCGACGGCCGCCCGAAATGGGGCTATTGGGCGCCCTGCCTCAAGCGCCGCAGCAAGAGATCCGGACGAATCGAAGAGACGCTGATGGCCAAGCTCGGCTTCGCGCTGGTCGATTGCGGCGAGGATGGCCCGCGGGCCTGGGCGATCGCGCAGAACTGGAACGCGAAATGGAAGCAGGCGCGCGCCGATCACCTGGCCGGCAAGCCGGTGCAGAAGCCCGGCAAGATCGAGCGCGTGTTTCCGCCGAACAGTCTCGGCGAAGGCTTTGCCAAATTCCGGGCCACCGGCGAGTGGTCGACCAAAAAGCCGCGCACGCGGGAGGGATGGCTGCGCGGCTGGAAGCTGATCGAGCCGACCTTCGGCGACGTCAACCCGCGCACGGTGGCGATGGAGCATATCGATCTCTGGTACCACGGCGATTCTCGCGATCCGAAGATCAAGGGCATCCTCGAGCTCGCCGGCGTCAGCGAGGCCTATATCGGGATGAAGTACTGGCGCGCGATCTGGTCGGTGCTGATGACCATCAACCGCGCCGACGGCGAGCGCTACTGCGTCGGCGAGGATCCGTCGCTAGGCATCCGCCGCAAGACGCCGCAGACCCGCACCGCGATCTGGCTGTACGACGAAGCCCAGCTCACGATCGGCGCGGCCGGAAAGATGAAGATCCTCGGGCTGCAGGCGGCGCTGTCGGTCGCCTGGGACACCATGATGTCGCCGGTCGACGTCCGCACGCTCACCCTCTCCCAGATGAGCCGGGACGCCCAGGGAACGATCTTCCAGGTTGACCGCGCCAAGACCGGCCGCCAGGCGATCGGCACGCTCACGGAGCCGACGCTGACCCTGCTGAACGCCTACGTCGCCGGCCTGCCCTTCACACTGCACCCGGAGACGCCGATCTTTCACACCCGCGGCGGCCAGCCGGGCCCGAAGGGCGGCCGGCCGCGGCCGCCGGTGCCCTACACCAAGGACACACTATCGAAGGACTTCCGCGACGTGCGCGCCGCGCTGTTCATCGGCGACACCCGCAAGGTGATGGATTTCCGCCGGTCGGGTTCGGTCGAGGCAATAGCCGGCCAGGTCGATCCCTCGGCGCTGGCGGGCAAGATGGCCAACAGCATCGACACCAACAAGAAGCTGCAGCAGACCTACCTGCCGAACCAGACGGCCGTGGTGCGGTTGGCGGACGAGGCGCGCGTGCGCGGCCGCGTGGTGATGCGGGGCTTGAAGAACGAAGGCGGGACCTAG